TCAGCGGGGACGGCAGGTGTGCCGACACGGGGGAAGCCGCCCCAGCCGCACGGCTTGCCCGTGCCAGCCTCTAGCGCGTCGCGGAGGGCCTTGCCCATCGGCAGGCGGGGGAGGGTCACGACGCACCCACCGCCGACGGCGGAGCACAGGGGTTCGCCTTAGCGGCCCACGCAGCCAACCGCGTACCCACCATGTACGGCGCCCGCCAGTGCCAACGAAACGCGGCGTACATGCACCAAAAAGCCACCGGCCGCACCGCGCGAGCCAGCACACGCGCCACCCCACTCACGGCGTCGCCAGGGCCAGTGCCAGCCCGCGCTCGAACTGCGGGCGGATCGACGTCAGGGCAGGCGCGAAGTGCGGGAACGGCGGCTGGTTGTAGACCCGCCCGAGTCGATCAGGTCCCACGAACCCGTTCTCCAAGCGACGAGCCTGCGGCGCGTTCGTCCCGACCGTGCCGCCGTAACTAGTGGCGGTGTGCTCGAACTGCGAGTTGATCGACCGGCGGTAGTCGCCCGTGATGACCCGCGGCCCCGGGCGGCCTGACGCGTTCGCCTTGACCCGCGTCTCTAGCAGCAGCGCGTGCAGCCGGACCGTGGCGATGACGGCGGCCTCCTTGCGGCCAGCAAGCGCCAGCAGGCGGGCGGCTACGTCGTGGGGGGTGCTCATAGCCACACTCGGTTCCGCGCGATACCGAAGATGCCAGGGCGAACCTCGACAGAGGTGTCCACCCACTGCTCCTGCCGCAGAGATGGGGTCTCTGTCGGCTCGTCCTCCATCAATACCTCGGCATCCTGCGGCATCGCCAACAGCGACTGCATCAACTCGGCCACCGTCAAGGTGTCGCTCCTACTTCTGAATCAACGTCGAACGCGTCAATCTGCCAGTCGCCACACCAGGCTCCGTACTCACCGACATTCCAGTCAGACAGAGGACTCCCAGGGCGGCCGGCTGTGTAGGCAAGATCCTGGGGGCAACTGGTCGCGTAAGTAAGCGCCAGAGCCATTGAGGAAAACACGCTCTTTACGTGAAAGTTACCTCCTACGTAGTACAGAACCCATACCTTCATGTCGTCCCTCCAGGACTGAGTGTGTAGCCAAACCCTAGCACAACACACAGCCCGGGGGTAGCGCCCGCATCGGGCGCAAGTATGGCTCCCGCCGTAGTACGTCGTCGCGGTCCTCGCTCAACATCACGGTGCCGTCCTCGTCCAACTTGAACGAGTGAAGGCGTAGGCACGGTCCGTCGAGCACGACCACCTCGACGCCATACAGCCCGCGCGGGTCCAACCCCTCGGTCTCCAGCCACTCGCAGCAGATCCGTCACAGCCGCACCATACCCACCTGGCGGGCGACCGCGAACGTGCTGACCTGCCCGGCCGAGTCGGCGCGGAACCGCTCGCCGGGCAGCTCAGGGTCACGACGGGACGTGATGACGGTCAGGACCACTCCGGCGGGGATCGGCGGGCTCGACAACGGCAGCAGCAGCCGGTACCGCTGGCGCGCGGCGTCGGTCGGCTCGGCAGACGGCGCAGTCGCCTCCGGCGTCCCGTCGCCCGGCGCGGTCGGCGTCAGCATGCACGGCCCCTCGTACAGCGGCTGGCCCGCGTCGACCGGCACCAGCTCGCCCGTCCGTTCGTCCATCGGATCGTCGGACACGCCTGCCGGGTCGGCCACGATGCGACAGGTGTCGTCCATCAGACCCTCCACGGTCTGGCGGGCCTGCGTCAGATCAGGTCCCACGGATCTGCTCCGCAAGCGCCTTGAGCACGCCGCGCGTCACCGCGTGGTCGCCTGTCTCCAGGTCCAGCCGGTTCAGCGCCATGCGCTCCAGTGTGCCAGCGTCAGCCGCCTCCACGATCTGCGCGAACTGCTCCATCATGTCGGCGGGGACGGCCTGCTGGACGACGGCAGGTCCGTCGAAGGCGGCGCTGCCCCGCTTCGGGTGCAAAACGACTGTCGTGGCGTGGCCGCCGTGGGCCACGATCTCGATGCCGGCGAGGCTGGCGCTCACGTCCTGCCCGTCAAGTTCGACCGTGCCAAAACCGTGCGCGTCGACCTCCGCGCGGACGTGGAAGACGTTGTCGGGGGTCATGCGCAGGCCCACCATGCCTGCCTGTCGATCACGCGCTCGTAAGCCTGCGCGACCTCGGTTGGCACCGCCTCCAGCAGTAGCGCGTCAGCCTCGCTGTGCGCCGCTTCCGGGTCACCGTCGCCGATGGCGTCAAGCGAGGCCACGATCTCGAACGTGTCCATGCGGTCCTCCAGGACTAGTTGTGTACCCCCACCCTAGCGCCTAGACCTGCGTGCGTCGAGCCCTGCGCTCCTGCAACTGCTGTCGCCGCGCTGCCGCGTCCACCCGTCGTGCGGGACGACGGGCCTGCGCCTGCTCCGACGCCGCCTGGTCCAGCCGCTGCTCTGCCGTCGTGGACGGCTCTGCCAGTCGGGCATCAAGGTCGGAGGTGATGTCAGGACGGGCGCCCAGGCTCCTGCGGCACTGCGGGTGGCTGAGAAGGTTGGCTGCCATCTCCGCGATGGGACGTACAGTGCCGTTGGGCCGGTCGGGGTCGTCGTGACGGCTAAGCCCGCACTGCGCCCCGTCAAATACCTCGACGTAGCGCACGCCTAGCTCGCTGTAGCGGTTGAGCGCCCCCGTGTTCTGCGCGACTGCCGCCTTGGTCCTCACGGTCATCTGGCTATAAGCCCCCATTGGGACCTGCGCCCCGTTGGCGTACGTGACCACGCTCAGGCCCTGCGCGGACAGCCGCTCGGACAGCAGGCGGCCTGCCTGCACCGACGTGTACCGCCCTGTCGCCGTGAAAGCGGCGGGGTCGCGGGCTGCCTGCCGGATCGCGCGGGCGAACCGCTCAGACGTGCGGCCAGCCTCCTGCGAGCGGGCCAGCAGGTCGTTGTAGGAGTCGGCTGCCAGCAGCGACGCGGCCTCCTCGTGGACCTGCGTCCAGCGGAACGGCACGCCTGCCCGCTGCGCGCCCTGCGCGTACTGGACGGGGATGTCCCGGTCCCGCAGCCGGGCTGCCGATGCCTCCGTCTTGGCCTGGAACGCCTCGACGGACTCCCGCAGCTCGGTCAGCGTCGCCAGCGTCTCTGCCCGCCGTAGGTCGTTGGCAGATGTGAGCACCTGCTGGTAGCGGCGCTGCACGTCGTCCCATGCGCGCCCCAGGCTGGCCGCTACGCGAGCGGCGAGGGTGGACGGGTCCTCCGGCACCAGCGGGGGATAAGGGTACTCAGATCGGCTCACAGAGTGGCCTCTCGCACGTCAGGCCACGGTCCAGGGCCGGTCGGGTCGTCCAGCCGCTTGAGTTCCAGCCACAGGTCCAGCAGACCGTCCCGCTGCTCAGCAGTGCGGGCTGCCAGAAGCCGTCGTGACAGCTCGGCGTAGTCGTCGGCCTGCCGAACTGGCACGGCTACCGCCGGGGGCGGCGCGGGACGATGCGGGCGCGGGTCAGGACCGTCTCCGTTGCCGGGACTGGCGTGCCGGTCGGGCTGGCTGCCGCGCTGATCCGGGCCATCTGCTCCTGGAGCGCCTTGATGATCGACGCGACCGGGCGGGTGTTCTGTGTGTAGACGCCTGCGATCGAGTAGCCGGCGGGTTCGGCGATGACGGCTGCCATCCGGCCGCGGAGCACTTCCAGCAGGACAGCGGGAACGCTGTTGCCCAGTCGGGCGTAGATGTCGTCCAGGGCGGCGTCTGCGGGTTCCGGGCCGATCTCGGACCGGATGTAGGCCAGGTCGACTGCGCGCAGCGGCATGGGGCAACGGTACCGCGCGGCCGAGAGCCCGCCTTACCGGGACGGGGGCGGAGTGCGTACGGTCCCCGGCATGACGACGCCCGAGCACGGTCCCCGACTGTTGATGGAGACGCAGCAGGGTTGGGCCTGGGGCTGTGAGTGCGGCGTCGGAAGCGACGACGAGCACCCTGCGCCGAACGGCCGCCGGGACGCGGAGCGGCTGTTGGCTGCGCATCTCGCTCAGGTGCAGGCGCCGCCCGCGCGCTGAGCGCGGACGGGCACACTGCCCGGCATGCCGAGTAACAACGCCCGTGACGGGGTCGCTGACGAGTACATCTGGCCGTCTTCCAGGCCGGCCCACAACCACAGCTACCTACTACCGGCCCTGCTCAAGGTGCTGGGACCGGCGAACGGGCGCACGGTCCTCGACGTGGGGTGCGGCAACGGATCGCTGACCGCGCGTCTCGCAGCGGCAGGCTTCCAGTGCACAGGGCTGGAGCACGCTGAGTCGGGCGTGGAGCAGGCGTCCCTGGCGTTCCCCGACGTGACGTTCGGGACGCACGACGTGAACGAGCCTCTGCCAGCCGACCTGCGTGGCCGCTTCGACGTCGTGCTGGCCGCCGAGGTGATCGAGCACCTCTTCCTGCCGCGCAAGCTCTTCGCTCGTGCGAGCGAAGCGCTGGCGCCCGGCGGCACGCTCGTGATCACCACGCCGTACCACGGCTACTGGAAGAACCTGGCGCTGGCCGTCACCAACAAGTACGACTTCCACTGGCGCCCGTCCTGGGACTACGGGCACATCAAGTTCTTCTCCCGCAGCACGCTGGAGGAGATGGCGGTCGAGTGCGGCTACCGGCCCAGTTCGTTCGACCGCATCGGCCGCGTGCCCGCACTCGCGAAGACGATGATCCTTACCGCCGCACGCACGTAGCGGCCCGGCGAGCGACTCAGGCGCGGATGACGTTGCAGCGTCTGACGCGCACCGTCCCACCTCCGTGGAACAGGAAGCGAGCCTGCAGGCGGGTGGTCCCCGCCGGCACGACCAGCCGCGGAGAGACGAGCACGAGCCGGGACGGCCGGATGATCGGAGTGGTGACGGTCGCCCGGGTCGCGGAGGCGTCGAACAGCGCAGCGCCGTAAGCGCCCGGGCCGAAGCAGTTGACGTCGATCTGCAACCCTCGGCAGTCCCACCCCGCAGCGTCCGCCTCGACTTCGCACGCCGCGTACACGGTGTCCCCGACGTTCCAGCGGCCACCGGGCACGGTGTCCTGGGCGAGCAGCTGGAAGCCGTTGATCCAGGGCGTGGCGCTCCCGGCGGTCGCCTGCACCTGCGTCCAGTTGCCGGCCACGCCGTCCGTGCACGGGACGACGGACGCGACGGCGGTGGTGCTGGGCTGGTTCGCGGTGAGGATCCAGCCCGCGGGCACGGTGCCGCTGCCAGCCCCCTCGCCGTTGATCGTGCCGCCTGAGCCGACCATGAAGCCGTTGGGGAGGACGACCTTGCTGGAGAAGTCGTCGGGTGGGAGATGGTCGACGCTTTGCGTGGGCGGGAGCACCTTGTCGAGCACGTCCGCCAGGACGCGGCCGGCGCGGCTGCCCCCCGCCGCGTTGTGGTGCAGGCCGTCAGCGACGTGCAGCGCCGGGTCGGCCGCGCCGGTCGAGGGGACCACGAGGCAGGGGTAGGTGTCGGCCACGTACACCCCGCGACGGGTCGCCGCTGCCGCCTTGAGGAGTCGGTTCGTCTCGCGGACCTGGGACCGCTCGTCGGCCGTGTAGCCCGCGGCGAGAGGCGGCACGGTCATGGCGACGACGAAGCGCCCGAGGACACGCGCGGAGTCCCAGAACGCGACCCGGCGGGCAGCGACGTCCACTGCCAGCAGACCGTTGTCGACATCGTTGGTGCCGCCCGCCTCGACGTAGCCGTCCACGTCGGCTGCGAGCGCAGCGGCGTACTGCCCGCCCGCGCCCGTCCAGTCGGAGGTCTTCTGCCCGGACCCGCCGAACACCTGGTCCGTGGCGGAGGGGCCGATGACGTCGAAGCGCTGACCGAGCATCGCGTTCGCCCACGCAAGCGGCGAGCGCCCGCTGGTGTAGGGCGAGACGATCGCCAGGTTGCTGTACAGCTCGGAGTTGGAGTCTCCGATGTGCGCGAGGCGAGGCCGGCGAGGGGTCACGTACGACGAGGCCGCGTGCGCTCTCGTCTCCAGGGTCGGCAGCGCCGTTTCCAGTGGCAGGACCCGGGCCTCCAGCGCCTCAGAGGTCGCCTTAGCAGCCGTCTCTGATGCCGTCACCGCAGACGCTACCGACTCGGCTGTCGCTAGGACTTTCCGGCCTGCACTCAAGACGCCTCGCCCATCTGTCTAGGTAGTGGAAGGGTAGCCCGCCTTACTCGACGGGTCAGCCGGCGACGATGTAGTCCAGCTGCAGCGCCGCTCCGGGGGCAGGGGGCACCTCGCAGGAGACGGTGAAGCCGGTGGCCGAGCGGGCGGACAGGTACGGCCGGGCCTGGGCGGTGGCGAGGTTGGTCGCGGTGATGCTCACGTGCGGCACGCTGGTGTAGGCCGTGGCGAAGGCGACCACGACGACCGTGCCGGCGCCCGGCGCGGGCCCTGCGGTCGCGTTGACGGTGCCGGCGGTGTCGTTGGCCCCGTTGCTGGCCGCGCTGGCCGCGCTCGACTGCGCCCCCGGGGTGACGGTCGCAGCCGCTGCACCGGACACGATGCGGCCCGCGATCGTGACGGGCTGGCCCTGGACGCCGAGGGTGACGGCCTGCTTGCGGGTCAGGCGCAGCAGCGTCGCGAGGAAGGCCCCGGCGTCGTCGTAGGCGTTGACGACGAAGTCGGTGCCGGCGCTGCTGCCTGACTCGGCGGTGCCGTCAGCGCCGTACTGCCAGCGATCCGACCCGGCGGTCTGGATCTTGTGACGTCGGACGGACCCGACGGCGCCGTTAATGTCGAAGCCCGCGATGGCCCCGGTGCCGGCGGTGGAGCCAGCGGTGCCTCCGGCGGTGTGCTTGGTGTTCTGGCTGAACACCATGCCGTAGGTGATGTTGCGCGTCGGCCCGGTCTCGGAGAGGTTGTAGGCGTTCCGGGCGCCGACCATCGTGTTGTACGAGGACTGCACCGCCGAGCTGCCGACCGGCACGATCGAGTAGTTCATGTAGGGCGTGGTGCGCCCGTCGGTGCAGTGGTTGTTGGCGACGTACACGTCGCTGCTGGTGGTGGCGTTGTCGATGAGGACGGCCACGTTCTGGGTCTGGTCGGCGGCGCTGATCGGGGTGGTGCCGTCTGCGAGGTACTGCGTCCCGATGTCATCGATCTTGTTGCCGACGATGAGGACCCGCCGGAGGCCCGTGCCGAAGATCCCGGCTCGCGGGTAGCCCCGGACGTGGTTGCCGCTGACGACGATGCCCTCGCCCCAGTCGGTCGGGGCGCTGCGGGCGGTGTCGGGGTAGCCGCCGAGGAAGATGCCGGTGCAGAGCGCGTCCGTAGGGCCGTCGGAGCCGCCCCGGTAGTAGCCACCGTCGAGGTCGTTGCCGGTGATCGTGGCGTGCTTGGCGGCCATGTCGAGGTAGATGCCGGAGTTGCCGGTGCTGCGGGCGACGTTCCCCGTGATGGTGATGTGCTGGGGGCCCTTGTCGCTGAGGAAGCCGGCCGCGAAGTAGGCGTTGTAGGCGCAGTCCGAGACGTAGTTGTTCGAGCAGGTGACGTTGCTGTTGCCGCGGGACATGGAGAAGCCGTTGTCGGCCGACTTGAGCGAGGTGTTGCCGGTGCACACCACCCGCTCGCAGAAGGTCCAGCCGACGTCCATGGTGAGCTCGAACAGCGAGTCCTGGATGCTCGCGACGCCCCGGACGCCTCGCAGGAGGATCGGCAGGCTGGAAGTGCCCCTGATGCGTGCCCGGGTGATGCGGACGTCGCTGGCAACGGGGTAGCCGCCGCCGGGCACGCGGTCGCCGTTGATGATGAGGGCCGCGTTGATCTGCGCGCCGATGTAGGTGCGCCCCCGGCGGGGTCCGGTCACGTCGTCAACGACCGCGCCGCGTACGGCGAGCCCGTCGATGTCGAGGGACTTCACCGCTCCGGTGTTGCCGAACAGGTGGTCGATGGTCGCGCTGCCGACAGGGACCGTGGTGGCCTGGCCGTGCGGGGCGTACTCGATCCCGAGCCCGGCGGTGTTCGACAGGTCGATCCGGCCGTGCTTGTAGGTGCCGGCCGGGACGTACACGACACCGCCGACCGCGACCGCGGCGTCCACGGCCGCCTGGTAGGCCGCCGTGCAGTCCGTCGCCCCGGTGCGGTCGACGCCGAAGCCGTCGAGGTGGAACTTGCCCGTGAGGGGGTTCCGAGCAGCGGCGGGCAGCGGCACCTTGGCGTCGACCTCGGCCTGGAGCGCATCAGAAGTCGCCCTAGCGTGCGGCTCCGTCTCCAGCACCATGCGGCTGTCCGACCCCGGCGCCACGACGGCGGGCAGGCCGTCCTCGATGACGACCGCCGCAACCTCGCCCGCGTCCGCGCCCGCCGGGTCGAAGTACGCCTCGCCCGTGTCGGCGTCCACGCCGATGCTCAGCCGCTGGTAGACCGCGTCAGCCTGCTCCAGCGTCAAACCGTCACCGCCGTCCTCCAGGACGCTCACGCGGCCCTCGATGGCCTGCACCGTCCCGATGTCCGCCTTGCCCGACACCGCCTCCAGCAGCATCGCGTCCGTCAGATAGGCCACGGTCGGGTCGACCGGCCCGGCGGGCGCCAGGTTCCGGAGCCGGACCGGCTGCCCGTCCCCCGCCACGAGCTTGATGTCGTACGGGTCCTGTCGGCGCAGCTTGCCGTCCCCGTCGATGAGCGACAGGGTGACCGTGTAGGTGTCCTCCTGCACGATGTCCGGGTCCACCGAGAGCGGCAGGTCGACTGAGAACCGCCCGGTCGTAAGGGTCTGCTCGCTGCCGTCCGGCCGCACGAAGATCGTCTGCGTGGTGATGATCGGGACCACGATGTCGACCGCGAGGATGCTCGGCCCGTCCAGCGTCGTCCATCGCGTCACGTGCGACGCGAACCGCGCCTCACCGAGCGCCGGGCGACCCAGCAGGTCGATGAAGTCGTCATAGACCCCACGGGTGTTGAAGACATCGGGCAGCGCCACGGGGTCAGACTCCTCTCAGGACGACAGACACGATCAAGGTACAGCGGGAGGCTGGTCGGGCAGCCGGTCGCGGCCCTGCCGGATGCCCCACGTGCCGTACAGGGCGGTTGCCAGGAACGCTACGTTGAGGGGCAGCCGCCACCACGTCACCGAGTCGTGCAGTCGTTCGTACTCAGTGCCCGCGACCGACAGGGAGACGAACACGTATGCGGCGAAACGCGACCGCTGCCAACGGGTCATCCGCGGTCCGGGGTGGGCGGCGACGATGACAGCGACGGCGCCGATCAGGAACGCCGACCCGATGATGCAGCCGATGCGCACCACGTCCGCCACGGCGACAACAGCACTCACCGGTCGCAGCCGAGCCGGTCACGGAACGCCAGCACGTCAGGGTCAGCGGGCGGCACCGGGATCAACGCGACGAACGCGCATGTCCGGCGGGCCGTCTCGCGCTGCGAGTCCGCTAGCGCAGCGTCGCGCTTGAGGCCCCTGGCGATCAACTCGTCCGCCACAGCCGTGTCGCAGCCGAAGTCGACAGCGCGCGGGTCAATCTGCTGAGCGGCGACAGAGCCGAGCAGCAGCGTGTTGCACGCCGACGCACGGTCCGCCCGCTCGGCCGACTCGTCCGCGTTCCTGGCGGCCACCAGAGCTGTCGTCAGCACCAGCCCGGCGAGCGCCAACCCGAGTGCGCCGCCGAGCGTCAGTCCTCGCAGCCGCTTGTCCAAACCCTTGTGCTGGTTGGCGGTGATCGTCGCCTGATGACCGATGGTGTCCCGCAGGCCTCCGAACTCCTCCAGGTTGAACGAGTGCTCCTCGCGAGCACGCGCCTCAGACCTGTCCGCCCGGTCCGAGCTGTCCGCCTGCCACTGCTCCCCGTCAGGCACGGTCGCTCCGCTTGAGCACGACAAGGCCCCACACGCACGCCAGGACGCCGATCAGGGCGAACACCAGCGACAGGGTGACCTCCTGCCCGCGCTGCTCCCACGCGGCCACCAGAACCGACGCCGCCAGCCACGCAACGCCACCGGCCATGATCGCTCCGCCTCTCTGGACGTGCGAAGCGCGGACCCACGGGACGGTCCGGCTAAGCGCCCACGGCAGGCACTGACCGATGACGACAGCCGCGCCGACGAACACGACGATGCGGGCGATGTCAGAGATCACGAGTCCTCCTTGCGGGACAAAGCCTTCGCCCCGACGGTTCCCGCGATGAGGGACATGCCACCGCCGATGGCTACCTCACGGCCGGGGATCACGCAGCCGTAGACGACGAGCAGCGTGCCGACGAGGTAGGCGATGCTGTCCAGGAGCTGCCGGCTCAGACCGTTCACGGCCCGGTCACGAGTAGACGCCGTTGCTGTCCTCGACCAGTGCTTCGATCTCCCGGTTGCCACGGACAGTCACGGTCGTGGACCGGCTGTTGCCGTTGCCGGTGATCGTCAGGCGGAACACCTGCCGCCTCCGGAGCCGGTACGGGCGCAGGTAGTAGGCGCTCGCCGACGTCGGGTTGACGATCGTCGCCGGATCGCCCTCCGTCTGCTCCCACAGGTAGGTGAACGACGGGTCGAGGTGCCCGACCGCGATCAGCTCGATGCGGGTCCCGGCGTACGCGGCGGCGGTGTTCGGGGAGATACCGCCCTGGTCGGACGCGGCGAGCAGCGCGAGCTGCACCATGCGGGCCTTGCCGGTTGTGACAGCCGCCCCGGACTTGGTGGTCCGGAACGCCTTCCCGGCGAACGTCCGCTGCGCGGCGGTCGCGCCGGCTGGGATGAGCACGTCGGTGGTGTCGGCGACGATCACCGAGCAGCCCCCGGCGTTGAGCGAGTAGGCGGCGGCACGCCGGCTCACCCCGGCAGGCAGCACCCACGTGTCAGCCGCGGAAGACTTCTCGATGACCGCATGCACCAGCCGGACGGTGCGCCCGTCGTACGTCCCGGCGGGCAGCACCAGATCTGGGGTGGTGTGCGTGTCCGTTGTGACCGTCTCGGTCGACGTGACGCTTCCCGCGATCGGCGTGATCGGGTCGTGGCCGCGGTACAGCACCGCGCCGACGACGAGCCGGGCGATTGCGCTGTTGGCAGTCGTGTTGAACGCGATGTCGCCGTTGCCGATGTCCGGGGCGCTCAGCAGCGCCCGGTGCACCCCGCCGTAGACATCGGCCGCAGCCCCGCTGGCGCCGAACGTCCCGGCCTGCACGATCGTCGGGCTCGTCGGCTCGGTGAACGTCGGGACGATGCTGTCGTTGAGGCCGTCAGCGAGCAGCAGCAGATCCCCGGCAGCGGCCCCGTCCGGCAGCGGGACGCTGAGCCTACCGGTGTTGGCGGTAGCGAGTTGAGCGGTGCCTGCGACGACAATGGCGGCCATGCGGTCCTCCTAGACGTAGGGCAGGGCGAGCGCGGCGCGCCCGAAGGACCGGAAGGACAGCGGGCCGACAAGCTCGCCGGTGTTGGGCGGCACGTAGTTGACGTCCGAGTGGAACCAGTAGATCGACCGGACGCCGTACCGCTCGGCCGCGTACCGCAGTGAGCCGGTGAACGCCGGGTCGCCGATCTGCCGGGCGCGGGTCGCGTCGCTGATCCCGCCGTCGCTGGCGCACTCCGCGACGATCAGGTTGCGGGGCGAGAACCCCTTGCCGACGTAGAACGCCTGCACGCTGGCGATGACACTCCCCGGCCCGCCTGCGCCCCAGTTGTAGATGTCGATGCCAGGGCAGACGACGGCCTTCTCGGCGGCCGTCAGGTCCGTCCAGTAGTCCCAGTGCTCCGGGCTGCGCTTGGTGCCGTCCGGGTACGGCCAGCCGCGGTGCGTCGCGCCCATGAGGATCGGCACGTAGACGACACGACCGCCGCCCCATCGGGCAACGATCTTCGCCCAGGCGCGCTGCGCCTTCCCCCACGCAACCCGGGCGGGCTCCTTGCACCCGGCGACGCCCATGCCGGTGTTGCCGGCGGTGTCGTTCTCAGGCTCATGACCGCACGCCAATTCGAACACGTCCATGCTGGCGGGCAGGTTGGTGGCGATGGACTGCACGAGTCCCCTGGCGCGGGCGAGCTTGCCGCCGGTCGGAAGTGCCCCGCTGGCGAACCCGGCGGCCTTCCACTCGTCGTACTCGGCCGCCCACACACCCCACTCGGTCAGGCGGACGTTGTTCAGCGAGCGGGTGAAGCCGTTGGCCGGGTCGCTCGCGCTGCCCAGCGCCGCGTACGTGGCGGGGAACGTCGCGTCGCTGTCGAACGAGTGCCGGGCCAGCAGCGGGTTGTCCGTCGTCGGGACATTCGCCTTGAGGTTGTCACGCAGAGTCAACAGCTTGGCGACGGTCGGGGCGGACGCACCCCACTTCGTCCCGGACACCACCGTGTCACCAGCGGGGGTGAACGGGTCGCTGGTCCGGCGCGGACCCATCCCGACCGCGTTGACCGCCTGCACGTCAGCGGTCTGCGCCGTGCCGTTGATCAGCCCGGACACGTTCCACGTCAGCACGTCGGCGCCGAACGCCCGCGACGCGACCACCTGCCCGTCCCGCAGGATGCGGGCCTGGTAGCCCGTCACGGGGCTCGTGCCGGCGGACGCGGGCGCGGTCCACGTGACAGTCGCGGACGCGTTCCCTGCCGTCACAGAGATCGACGCCGGGATGGCAGGGGCAGCGCGGGGCGCGTCGTCCACCTTCGGGTAGCCGTCCGCCGCGTCGACCAGCCGCAGCCAGATCGACCCGGCACCAGCCGAGGGCGGGGCGGGGGCGTTCGGGTCTGACAGCGACGTCGCCAGAGTCGGCACACCGGACGCGGGGGCCTCCGACCATGCGTCGCCCTCCCACCGTCGCTGCGGACCGAACCGCCCGTCGAGGGCCTCCATGTCCATGCTGAGCGCGTTCCAGCGCAGCGGGTCGGTCGGGTCCCCGCCCATGAAGATGTAGACCGCCCGGTCGGGCGCGGACGGATCCCCGACGACGGCCTGGTGCCCGCGCTGGATGTCGGTGAGGGCGAGCATCTCGTGCGTGTCGCCGACCTCATCGAGATCGGCGCTGCCCTTCTCCTCCGCCGCTGCCAGCCGCTCGGCAACAGACGGGAAGTCGCCCTGCGGGTTGCGTCCGAGTGTCGCCTGCGTAGCCTCAATCGCGTCGTTCGCCAAGCTGTGCTGCGCGCTGTGCGGGATCGCGCCGTCGCCCTGCACGTCCGTCGCGGACGGGTTGCTGAGCTGGTCCAGGTCGGCGGGGTAGACGGACATCGGGGCCTCTCAGAGCGCGTGCAGGAAGGCGGGCCACCCCACGTGAGGGTGGCCCGCCCCGGGCCTACTTGCTGGCGAGCTTGTCGACCGCGAGCGCCTCGTCGGCGGTCTGCGGCGGGCCGCTGGCCGTGGAACGCCCGTGCTCGTCGCGCGGGGCCTCCTGCGGGAACTGCCCGAAGCCGGGCACCGGGACGCCCTTGGGATGGACGGCGGGGGTCTTCGTCGGCTCAGCCATGTCAGAGCACCTTCGCAGAGGTCACGCGGGACGGGTTCTTGATGATCGGCGTGGCGATGGCCGCGACCTTGGTCCAGGTTGCAACCGAGTCGAACGTCTTGTAGTTGACGGCCACCATGCCCGGGGCGAGGTCCGCCCGGATCTGACGGGCGTCGACCAGCTCCAGCGCCTCGGCGGTAACGCCGTAGAAGGTGGAGCCGACTGCCGCGGCCGGCATGACGATCAGCCGGTCGTCGCGGATCGGGCGGGTGGAGGTGCCACCGACCGGCAGCACCGTGTCGTAGGTCCGCACGGGCGGGAGGTCGAAGTCCCCGAGCACGTCGTTGAGGCGGCTGACCGGCATCGGCATCGCGCCGCTGTTGGTCGTGCCGCCGAAGACGTAGTTGCGCAGGACCGTGTTGCGGACCATCGAGTTGCGGACCCGCTTGGAGGTCAGGAAGTAGCCGGGAACCTCGCCGCCGTTGCGCGCGGTCCACTGCTCCACGAACAGCGCCAGCGACCCGAGCACGTCGGCGCCGGGGTCGGAGAACAGGTCGCCGCCCGTCAGGACCGGCTTCTGCTCGGCGGTGAAGCCGTAGTCGATCTGCGCCAGGACGCCGTTCTCGTTGATCGTGAGAACGCCTGTGTCGAGGGACTGGCCGGCGGCCAGCTCCAGGCGGCCGGCGACGGACACCGCGAGGCGCCCGGCGTCATCGAAGATCTGGTCCGCGATGCCCGCGACGTTCCCCTCGGAACGCTGGAGCTGCCGCAGCCGCAGCCGCTGCTCCTCGCCCAGTCGCATCTTCTTGCTGATCGGCGGCAGCTCACCGGAGACGCGCGCCAAGCCGGGACGGGTACCGATCGGCGCCTCGGCGTCGAACGCCCGGAACGTGGCGACGTCCATGTCCACCAGGTCACCGCGGGTGAAGCGGTAGTCGATGTCATCGATGTTCTCGCCTGGCATCACCGTGTTGATGAGGTCGAACTGCGGCAGCGGGACGTTGCGGACGAACCCTGCCAGCTCGGTCGGGTCTGCGAGGTCGTAGATCAGCATGTCTCAGCCCTCTCAGACGAGCCGGATGAAGGGGACCGACGCCTGGACAGGCGCGACCTGCCCGACGCCCAGCGGGACGCGGGCGGCGATGACCTCGCCGTGCCAGAGCAGCGCGGCGACCTCGTTGACCCCGGCGCGGACCTTGATGCCGTGGAACAGGAAGCCCCGGTCGCTGTCGGTGGCGTTGGCAGCGAGGAACGGCCGGAACAGGCCGGTTGCCGTGTCCTTGCCGATGTGCACCATCGCGGGCACCTCCCCGTCGGGGAAGGCGGTCAGGAACGCGGCGGCGTCGCACGTGATGCTGTCCGTGCAGTCGGTGCCGTGAGCGGAGCCGAGCGCGTCATGGTTGTCCTTGTTCAGGAACGACGTCTCGACGCGCTGAAGGTCGTAGCCCATGCGGGACTCCCCAGTGAAGCGGTCGGGTGGATCACGTCCCGGCGTTGCCCGCGAGCCGCTTCGCTCGCTCCTGGCCTCGCGTGAACGCGTCCCCGGTCGGCGTTGGCCTGGGCGGGGTCCCGGTCGGTCCACCAGAGGGCGCGAGAGGCGTCCCCGTCGTCGTGCTAGCCCCGAACAGACCAGGTGCGGCCTGCTTGAGTGCCTCCACCTTACCCTGTGCCGCCGTGTCGTCATCCTCGGCGGTCAGGGGCAGCCCTCCGAGGGCCACGAACATCGCTCCGGGGGCGACGCCAGCGGCGGTCAGCAGGCGCTCCTTGCGGGCGTCCAGCCGGTCTGCGGCGGCCTCGGCCTTCGCGGTCGCGGCGGCCTGTCGGTCGGCCTCGGCCTCGCGCTTCGCCCGCTCGCTGTCGGACAGGTTCGCCGTCTCGGCCGCCCGCGCGGCGTCGAGCGCGGCCCTGACGGCGGCGGCGTCGAACTGATCGGGGTTGAGTCCGAGGGACTCCAGGACAGCGCGCCGCCCGTCCCTGTCCCCCAGCCCCTTCTCGCGTGCCCCGATTGCGTTGAGGTCGGCCTGCGTGTAGGTCGGTTCGACGGTCGGCGCACCTGTCGCCACGGTCGTCTGCGTGGTCGTCGCGGTGCCGGTCGGTACGTCGGTCGGAGCGGGGGTCGCGGAAGGCGTCGGGGTGGTCATCTGTCTCCTCGGTCCCGCTGAGCGGCGGGTGCGCTTCCCGGCACGCCGGGTCGATTCCGTCTGGATGGTACGGGTCGGCCATATCCGGCCTTGCGCAGCAACGCCCGCACGGCTGCCGGATCAAACCGTTCCGGCGGGATGCCGAGCTGCGCAGCAACCGCCCGACGGCCGGCCCGCTCACCCGCCCGGCGCTCTCGTGTCTTGATGGCCGCCACTTCCTCCTCAGAGAAGGTCCGCTCCGGCTTCATGGGCGGCTCCTTCGTCCCGCGAGGCGGCGGGTGCGCTTCCCGGCAGAGCGGGTCCGTGGATGATCGTACGGGGCTGGTCAGGCACACCTCGCTCAGCCATCGCCAGCAGGCGCCAGCCCGCCAGTTCGTAGGCTGCGCCGAGCCGTCGCTCCCCTGCCTCGTGCCGCTCAGGCGTCGGCGGGCAGCCGGAGCAGTAGCCGAGGTCGCGGTGCGCCGACAGTGAGCACCCGAGACGGGGCTCCTGCTCGCGGCGTGCTCGCCAGTCCGCGAGCAGGTCGGCCGACGCCTGATCTCTCATGCCGCAGGGTCCGGCTGCCGTGCCGCCACCAGCGCCTCCCGTACCTGCGCCCGGGTGATCGGACCGCCACGCCGGTACGCCGCCAGCATGGCGACGACGAACCGCTCCGCGTCCGCCAGTCGGGCCATCTGCCCGTCGTAGGTCATGCTGCCGTCGTACGGGGCGGACGGGTCGTCGTAGGGGGCGCTCATCCCTGCTCGACCAGAACCTGCCCGGCCCGCAGCAGGCCCGCCGTCTGCCACTCCGGCATCATCTCCGGCATGTAGATCGTCAGGCCCGTGTTGGGGTCGCCGTCGTCGTCGTAGCTCACACGGCTGGCGACGAGCACCCACGCCGTCAGCAGTTCGTCCTCCGGGTCGTCAGGGTCGGGCTCCTCCGTGCGGCTGACCGCGCGCAGTTGCTCCAGAACTGCCTCGACCGCCTTCTCTGCCGCCTGTCGCGCCTCGCTCATGCGTCCTCCACCTCGCGTTGCTCGCGCCCGTCGAGACTGTGGTGTACGACAAGCCACCCCATCGGGCCGTCGTCGGACGGCACGGGCTCGGTCGTCGGTCCGCACGGGCAGTCCCCGCCGTCGCTGTCGTGGTCGATGAGGTCGTTCACCGGAACCACGTGAACGGTGCTCACGCGTCCTCCTCTGTCGGCACCGTGCTCGCGCCAGCCGGCGCCGTCAGGGGCAGCGGAACGGCGGCAGGCAGCCCCAGGAAGTCGCGCACGAGCGCCGTGTCGCCGGTCGCGTCCGCGAGCGCGTTGGCCTGCTCGAACTGCCGCGACTGGATGCGTCCAACCTCCGCGCCGACGTCCGGGATCGGGACGCCCAGCCCCTGCAACTCGGCCAGCAGCGTCTCCAGGCTGAGGGCCTGCGCGCCGTACAGCCCGAGCAGGCGGGCGATCTCGGCGTCCACGTCGGTCGGCAGGAACGCGCCGAACTCCAGCTCGGCCCGCGGCGGGACACTGCCCGCGGGCTTGCCCTTACCGGCCAGGTAGAGCCGCTGAGCGAACTTGAGGAGCAGCGGATACTTCTCCTGCCGGGCCAGCCGCGCCTCCGCGACGAGCGCCTTGAGCGGGCCGAACGACAACAGCAGGTGGTAGCCGGACTCCTGCGCCTGCCCGCTGTTGCGTTCCCTGCCGAGAACCGCGTCGGGGAGGCGGCTGTTGACGGACAGCCGCTTGAGGAGCCGCTCCTGCCGCTCTGCCAGCGCCTTGAGGTTCGGGCTGGTGTCGAGCTGGTCCATCCGGCCATCGACCCCGGTGAACCAGACCTCACCCGGCGCGACGGTCAGGACAGCCGGGCGACCGTCGACGTCCTTGGGGGCTTCCGCACCGGACAGCATGATCGGCGGGCTGCCGGTGGTCGCGCTAGCCGCGCTCTCGTCCGTGTCGGTGCTGCTGATCTCGTCCAGCAGTTGCAGGACCGAAGCGAGCGAGGACCGTCCGTAGTGCTCGCTGCCCGGCACCGTGTTCGGAACGTGGACGACTGGCACGAAGTCGATCCGCAGGTCCAGCCGGTCCAGCAACTCCCCGTCGCCGTTCGTCAGGTAGCGGGCGCGCTCCGGCGTCAGGGTGTCGACGGTCGCGGCGTGGTCGACGTCGTGCAGGTCCCACTCGGCCTCCGTCAGATAGCACGTCACGCCGGACGTGTCCTCGTCCAGCGGCTGCCACGGGTAGCGACGGACGATCCGGCCGTCCGCGTCGAAGCTGTCGCCGTCGAGCAGGACCGTACTGGCGCTGCCCGTCACGGCGTCCACGACGGTGCGTGTCAGCCGGCGCAGCCTGCCGTCCCGGGTGTCGTCCGGCGTGGCGTCGCGGGCGGGCTCGATCGGGCCGAGTTCGTAGGTGACCCGGCGCAGCCGCTGCGGCCCGCCAGGCTCGCGCGGCGGCAACTCCCAGGCCAGGTGCACCCGCTCCGGGTAATCGTCCGCCAGGCCCTCCGGCAGCACCGGGAAGTAGAAGCCGGGGTCCACCACAGTCAAGGTCGGGCGCTGCTTGCGACCGGACCATGCCAGCAGGTACACGCCGTCGCCGAGCAGCGAGGCGTTGCGTTCGCACTCAAGCATCTTGAGCGGCAGGCGCTCACGGTCGGCCCAGGCGCGCAGCGCGTCCTGCTCCGCGACCGCCGCCTCAGCCACGGCGTTCGCTGCCAGCTCGTCCGGTGTCGCGTCCGAAGGCAGGTCCGGGTCGTAGTCGCTGGCTCCCTGCACGGTGATCGCTTGCGACTCGCCCATGACCGCACTGACGGTCTGCCGGACGATCAGGCCGGGCTCGCCGTACTCGCGCCGGTCGTCCTCCTGGTCGGCGTCGCCGGACAGGAACGCGCGGGCCACGTTGTCGTCGTACGCCTTGAGCATCTGGTATGCGAGCAGGCGCCTGCGGCTCTCCGGCTGGACCCATGAGGCACCGTCGCGGACTTCACCGCCAGGGCGGGCGAAGGCTTCCTTGTGGGAGAACGGCGCCCAGGCGTCGTGGAGTAGGTCGCGGAGACGCACTGGCCCTCCCGTGTCGGTTGGGGCTTAGCGTACGGGGCGGGCGAAGCGTCGACGCAGGTCCACTCCGGGAGTGAGTAGCCCCTCCGCGTCAAAGCGCCACTCCGCGCCTTCGTCGCAACCTCCGCAGCCCGGGTAAACGGCGACGTGACCGCACGCATGCATGGTGGCGGTCTGAGTGCCCATCGCCCGCAGCACGTCCCCCATCTCAGCCTCATGCTCGTCGCACAGCACCGTCAGGTACGGGTCCGTGCCCTCCGGTCGGCGGATGTGACAGCCGCACGGCTTGACGCTACCCGGGACCGGACCGGGGGCCATGAGGGCAGCCAGCGCATCGGAGGCGGTCACGACGGTCCGCCCGAGGTGACCGCATCCATGACGGCGTCAAGATCGGATTCCGGCTCGCGCAGGGCGGGGTGAGCAGCGCGGAACTGACGCACGCCATCCAACCGCTCCCACTCGGCCTGAGCCGCAGCCGCGACGCCGGCCGCGTTGCCCCACCGCTTCCACGCCGCCTTAGCGCGCCGTGTCGCCACGTCGAGCTCCTCCTGCGCGCGTTCCGCCTCCGACTTGACCTTGCGCGTCACCAACGCCGCCCAGCGATGAGGAGGATCAGGCCGCCGACCACAAGCGCCACGAGCGCGCTGATCCAGACCGGGGACAGAACCCACCACCACGACCAGTCGATGACGTGCGTGAGCTTGAGAACGATGAAGACGACGGTCAGCAGACCGGTGAAGCCGATCCCGTTGCCGCTGTTCTGCGTGGTGCTCATGGCTCCTCCAGGGGCCTCGATGTAGCCGGATCATAGCCGCTGTCGGCTCGGTCGTCCAGGTCAGGCATCGGCCGGTGCGACCGCAGCACCCGGCCGGCACGGGACCAGACAGCGACGAACGCCGCAAGGCTCGCCAGGTAGCCGAGCAGCAGCCATGCCCACCAGTCCATGCCAGCCTCCGGTCAGGGACGCCACTCGTCGCGGTAGTCCGGGTGGTCGGCGTGTGGCAGGGCGAGCAGACGTAGTGCGTTCATAAACCCCGTCGCCCGCCCATCTCCATGACTGTCCGGCGCGCCCCCCAATCCTTGCCAATAGGTCGCCGACTCTACAAGTCGCCGCTGCGCCTCGCATTCAGCCAGCACGCGGGGCGGCTCCCATCGGACGAGGTGCGCTGTTATCTCACGCCCGCACGCTGCGTACCAGTCCTCCCCCCACCACTCTTCGCCCTTGCCCGTGAAGTAGCCAGTGGCCCGAACCGCTGCCTCGTCCTCGGCGATCCGAGCGAGCAGGAACTCAGCCAGCGTCACGACGCCTCCACACCAGCAGGCAGGAGAGCGGCGACAGCAGCGAGGACGGCGTGCGCGGCTCGGTGGTCCGATGGGGCGGGGCTGGCGCCAGGCTCGTAGAACTCGTCCGCGAGTGACTGTGCTGCCGCCTTGACCACCTCGTCGCTGACCAGCCACTCCGCGAGCGGTACACCCGGCGTGCTCGGAACGCGCAGGCTGGCGCTGGTCTCAGCTACACGCCCGAGCAGTTCCATCGCCCCGTAGTCGCTGTCGTACCGCGCCTCGGCATAGGCGCGGTCAATGGTCGCGTCGATCGTGTCGAGCACTCGTCCGCGCTCTACGTCTACGGCGCTCACCTCCACAGCCCCCGCATCAGACCGGACGCGACCCGCCCGAGCACCCTGTTGGTGACCCGCTGGCCGATCCGGCCGCGCTTGATGGCGTTGACGTCCCCCAGGGTGCGGTTTGCCAGGAACAGGGCTCGGCGGGCCTGGTTGATCCGGGAGGGGGTCACTGGGCGTACCGGGACCGTGAGTTGAGCGAGGCGAAAGCGCTGCGGTGCACGAGCCGCGTCAGACCGACGGCCCGGCGCGGGATGCCGAACGTATCGCCGAGCAGCGGCGCCAGCCACATGAGGCCCGCACCGCCGAGCAGCAGGACCGCCGCGCTGGTCAGTAGGGTCACCATCACCTTGCGGTAGTCGCGGTTGGCCACGACCTGATTGACCAGGACCACCTCGACCGGCATAGTGCCGCCGTTCATGATCTTGTCTGCCATGCTGCCCCCTCCAGGGGTCTGGTTGGTGTAGCCCGACCCTAGCGCCTCATCGCCTGCCGCGCAAGCGCCGATCCCGGACCTGCCCGGTCTGCATGCGGCCCGCCGACCCGAGGAACAGCCGGGCCAGCGCCTGCGTCATCGCGTCCACCTGGTCGTCGTGGGCGCCGTTCGGGAAGCCGGCCGCCTCCTCCACGAAGCCGAGGACCCACGGCTGCCCGTCAGGCAGGTGCACATTTCCCGCCTCGATGTACGGCGACACCGCCACCGCCCGTGACTCCTTGGACTCGGTCGGGGTGACCGGCACGATCCCCGGCACCTGCGCCCGCAGACTGTCAATCACCGCCGCGCCGTTCGCCTTCTCCTCCACCAGATGCGTCGCCTGCGGCCAGCGGGCTGCGAGCTGACGGAACGCCGCGACCGTCGCTGTGAACGACATGCGGTCGCGGACCTGATCGAGCAGGTAGACGTCTGCGCCTGACCGCTCCCACACCTGCCCGACCACGAAGTCGGAGCTGCTCGTGTCCTTGAACGCCATGTCCCACGACGTGATGAGCGTCGAGCCGGCGTCGACCGTGCGCCTGCCGCCCGCGTCGGACTGCCAGCGCAGGCCCGCCCAGTAGCGCCACCACGACCGCAGGAAGATGTCGCCCTCATCCGGGCTCGGTCGCTGCTGGAGCAGGCTGGCGAACGTCCGCGGGTTCTGGATTTGCGTGCGCAGCGCCCGTTCTCGGTAGACCTCCGGGTCGAGCTTTGGGTGAGGCAGCGGGGCGCCTGGCGCGCGGCCTAGCGGGTCGTGTGGCTCGTCCAGCGGCCTGCCGCATGCGCAGGGACCCACGACGGCACCAGAGGCGTCACGGAGCGGTCTGTGGTCCTCCGCGAGCGCGGGCATGGTCAGCACCTTCCATCGGTCGCCCTCCTCACTCAGCAGTCGCCCAGCAAGATCCTTTTCCGACCAGCGGGTCTGCATAAGCACTATGCCGCCGACGTCCTGAAGGCGAGTCTCGAAGTCGTCCCGGTACCAGTCGTACGTCTTGTCGCAGATGGTGTCCGACTGCGCCGCTGCCCGCCCTGCCAGTGGATCGTCAATGATGCCCACGTGCAGCGACCGGCCCGTGACGCCACCGCCGACACCAACCGCCAGCATCCCGCCCTCGTGCTTGTCGAGGTCCCACATGTCGACCGCGGCGCTGTCGCCCGCCAGCACCAGGCCCGTCTCCGGGTGGTCACGGATTGCATTACGAACAAAGCGGGACCGCTTGCGGGCGAGGGTGGCGGCGAAGGAGGCGACGCCGATGCGCCACTCCGGTCGGTGGGCCAGCATGTAGAGCGGACCCCACTCCGCTACTCGGCGACTTTTCCCGACCTGAGGCGGCGCCAGCAGCATCACCCGGTCGTGCCGCCCATGCAGCACGTCAGCGAGCGCCCCGTCGATCAGGTCCAGGTGCGCCCGCTGCGCCTCCCGGCCGCCAGTCAGGTCTGCCGCCATTGCGCCGGCTGTCGGCCAGCGGCTCTCGCGGTCCCGCTCGGCCTTGCGGGCGCGAGCGAGCTCCAGCAGGCGGGCGCGGTCGCCGGGGGACAGGGCGGCCAGGCGTTCGGCAGGGGTCACGGAAGGGCGTAGCCCGTCGCCTCTGCCAGCACGTGCGCGGCCAGCAGCGGCGGTACGGCGTCGCCGACCTGCCGGTACTGCGCCGTCTTGCTGCCCTGCCATGGGTAATCGGCCGGGAAGGCCTGTAGCAGGCCTACCTCGCGGATAGTGGCCCTCCTGCCCTGCGGCCCGCCCTTGCGGGCCGCACTGGAAGCACTCACGCGATGCCCCGGTTCCTTGACGAAACCGACCTCAAGGCAGGACCCGCCACCGTTGCCACCCTTGATCGTCGCGGCTGGCGCGTTGGCGACGGGACGTGCGGACGCACGGTCCTGGTCGTCAGTGCGGAAGTAGCCGCTTACGTAAGGCAGCGCGTCGGCTATGCTGACCCACTTCTGCACGCCCGGGTCGAGCTTGTCGGGGGTGCGTGAGTGGTAGCGCGAGTGCGTAGGCACCGGCCGGCCGACCTGCCGGTAGCGGGAGGCGATGAGGACAGCGCGCTTGCGCGTCTGCGGCACGCCGTACTGCTCGGCCTGCACGTCGCCGGTCCAGACGCTGTAGCCGTCCGCACGCAGCGCCTCGGCGCACGCCTCCCACAGCGGCAGGACGGCGGGCACCTGCTCCCAGCAGGTCCAGTCCGGCTCGACGGCGAGCGCCCAGCGCAGCGGTTCCAGCGCGAGCGCGGATCGCGGGTCCTTGATGTGCCCGCGCAGCTCGGGCAGGCAGTCGCGTCCTGCGGCGAGGTCGCCCACGGCGCGGATGATGCGGGCGCTGTCCCGCCTGCCCAGCCCTTTGCCCGCCATGCTGAACCCCTGACACGGCGGCGATGCGATCAGACCGTCCAGATCGGGCCCGCAAGTCTCGTACGGGTCGAGCAGCGCCACATCTGCGCCCTCGCGGACCCGCTTATCTCGCTTGCCAGTGCGGACCGTGACGGTCCGCCCAGCGCGTGCGTGTCCGGCGGCTTCGGCTGTGGCGCAGGCGTCGGGGTCCCACTCGATACCGAGGATGTCGTGCAGGCCGAGGCTGGCGGCGCCCTCGTCCCATCCGGCCGGGCCGGCGAACAGGTCACGGATTCTCACAAGTCATCCTCCTGCTTGAGCCGACCGCGGACCGCGCTGACGATGGCCGGGCGGGCGAGCGCCTCGGCCATGAGGGCGCGGCCAACCTTGCTCCTGTCGGTCCCTGTGTCCTTGGCGATCTGGTCGATCTGGTCGCGTCCGCCGTCGTTGATGCGGATGCTCAGGATGGTCTCTCTCGGCATGACCTTAGCGTAGACGGTTGTCTGACGGACTGTCCACGTTGCCCTTCGGGTCGTTGCCGATCATCTGATCCAGCAGCTCCAGCAGTGCCGCGTCCGTCTGGTCCTGCGTCGTCACCGTGACGTGCGCCTGCACCGGCTTGTCGAAGCCGTACAGCTTGGCCGCCCGCTCCCCCAGTCGGACCAGGTGCGCCGTCGCCTTCAGCACCATGTCCAGGTCGCCTGCCTCGCGGGCCTTCACCATGACGGCGAACACCTCCTTGACGGCGAGGTCAGTCCGGTCCGCCCAGATCGCCCGCTGCTCCTCGGCCTGCTCCTTCGGGATGTGAGCCTTGATGGCGGCGGTCACCCGGCGGTGCGCGGACTGCCCGCTGACGCCCTGGTAGGCGCCGATCTCGCGGTACGACATGCCGGCCGAGCGGAGGTCCAGCGCCTCGCGTTCGTTCGCCAGCTCCTCCAGTCGCATCGGGACCGGGTGGTCACTGCCGGGGACGGTCATCGGATGGCCCTGCTCGCACCAGGGCAGGCGCGCTCAGGACACGGCACCGTGTGCGACGCACCCTGACGCTCCTCCGGGCAGCCTCTCGGCTCCACCTGACGGCAGTGCGCGCAGTGCGGGTAGCGGTCGAACGTCACCGCCTCATCCCTCCAGCCCGGCTCGGTCCGGTCCAGGTAAGCGATGCCGGCGACCGCCAGGCCCGGGTCGGCGCACATCCGCCGGTAGCGGGCCATGAACGTCCGCCACTGCTGCGCGCGGGCGAACCGCTCGCGGCGTCGCTCGACCTGCTCAGGTGCCATGCCCTCCGGCTTACGGAGACCGGCGTCCCGTAGCCGCTGGTGGCGCTCCCGGTCGCGCTGGCGCTTGAGGTCCATGTCGCGGGTCATCGGGCGGCCCGCCTGGCAAGGGTGCGCCGGACCCAACTGAGCGGAGTCAGGGACTGGAGCCCGCGGGCGAACTCCCAGGTCCACTGCTCGCTGGAAAGCAGCAGACTGTCGAACGCCAGCACGTCCAGGTACGCCTGGCACTCGGCGTCGCTCAGCTCGGCTGTCTCGTTACGGGCGTCTACGTCACTCACTCATTACTCCCCTGGTCAGAGGTCCGCGGGCGCGCGGTCGATGGTCAGGGACAGCCTACGGCCTGAAGACGATCACGCACAGCAGGAGGAAGCAAGCCAGCGTGAGGCGGTAGGCGTCGTGGGTGGTGGCGCCCCACACGCCCCAGGCGAGGGCGAGCAGGAGCACCAGCGAGCGGGCTGCCTCCGTGACGACGTAGCGCTGTGGCCGGCGCATCACGGCTCCCAACATGGGCGCACGGCGGGCCAGTAGACCGTCACGTCCGCGTCGAGGGCGAACCTCGGACGCTCGTCCCACGGCGCCGATCCCGGCCACGCGAAGCTCTCCGGCTCGCTCAGCCGCTCGTCCTGCAGTGCCGCGAACAGTTCGTCTCGCACGCTCACCCTGCCTCCCCAATCGCCGCTGCGAGCCGCTTTCGCTCGGCCCGTCGCCACCGCCACGACGGCTCCCCATGCATGAGCCAACGGGCCTCACGCCGGTTGTAACCGCCCCAGCACTGCTGCTCGACCTCAAGCACCCACCGCTGACGGCAGGCGGGGCATCGCCACTTCGCCAGCACTCGACCCGCTCGAAGGCCACTGCCGCCCTCCAGCCCCGTACGTGGAGGCGAGGGGCAGTCGTGCTTGATCCCGACAAACCTGACGCTGCTCACCCCGCCTCCCCGATCTTCTCGTCCGCCCAGTCGCGCAGAGCGGACAGGACGGAGCGGATGCGGCGACGGTGCGCGTCCGCGCCGACCTCCTCGTGCTGCGACTCCAGCGCGTCGAGGTCGCTGTTGATCACCACGTTCACGAGCCCCTCGACCATCCCCTCGTCTTCCGGGGACAGCGACAGGACGAACCCGGCGAGAGCAGGGGCGAGGTTGCGGGAGGCGGCGATCAGCCGGGTGTCCGCGAGGCTCGGCCCGTACGTGTCCGGCCCAGCGAGCATCGGCATCGTCACCGACCCTGCGTGCAGGTCGTTGACCTCTGTCACCTCGCATGCCCACGGGCCGGGTGTCGCGTCCTTCTCGGCCTCCACCAGCGCCAGCAGACTGTCCCCGGTACTCACAGACCCTCCCGCTGCATCGCCTGCGCGAGTGGCCCCACCAGGTCATTCAGCAGCCGGGCGGCGGACTCGACGTAGGGCTTGTCCAGCGTGCCGAGCAGAGCACGCCGGAGCGCGTCGGAATCGCTGGTCAGCAGTATGCCGGTCTTGAGCACCGACTCCAGCACGTAGCGCTCCACGAGCACCTTGCTGTCAGCGTTCACCCCGCTGTCCCGGGGGGTCTGCTCAGCCACGTGACACCTCCGTGTTGATGGGCCGGGGCGGACGCGCCGCTTCCTCGGCCTCGGCCAGCGAAGAGGGCGGTCACGACTGCGCCCGCAGTCGTGCGAGTCTTGCCCGAACGTCCGGTCTCAGCGGCGCGTCGGCAGGCTCTGGGTTGACGACCCGACAGCCGAACGAATCGCAGTCGATGCACGACCAGCCCAGACCGAGGACGAACTCGCCGCGCTCGTGCGCACCCTGCCTGCTCTCGAGGGCGGTCACGAGGACGGCTCCGAGGGGGAGGCGGGGTAGACCTGCGTCACCTCGGGCGCAGCGAGCACTTCGGCGTTGGCGGCCTTCTTCGCTTCCCACCTCGGGTTCGGATCGTCCCCGAAGCCGAACGCGCGATCGAGCACCGCGAGCAGGCTGGCTGGCTCGGCGTCCCAGCTCGGCACGAGCATCGGGCCGACCTGCCAGGTCATGCGGCGGTAGCACCAGCCGCCGTCGGGTCGCTTGCCGAACGTGAGCGTGTTGGTGCCACCGTCGAGGTCGAACGGCTTGCTCAGCAGCGACGCTCGGTAGTGCGCGTTGTAGTAGTCGAGCGCGTAGTCCAGCGCGACGGCGAGTGCCCGGACCTCAGCCTCCGACGGACGCACGAGGTGCCAGGGCCAGTCCGCCACCGCCAGGCAGACGTGGTACTTCCAGCCGGGGTACGGGCTCGACACGACGGGCAGGCGGTACCGCTGCGCCCACTCGCCGTTCTCGGCGTCGTAGGGCCACTCGACCACCCCTCCCCGCTCTCCCTCGTCTCCGGCCGCTACCGGGACCGGGGAGGCAGGCGCGACCTCGCCCGCGTAGCACGACGGTCCCTCGTCCGGGTGGCAGTAGCGGTCGTCGTTGACCCACGCCCAGCCAACAGCCGGGTTGAGCCCGCAGACGACACAGGTGTTCTTGCGGGAGGTCACGAGGACACCGCCGGACGGGGGGTGGCGACCGGCACGCGCTCCAGAACGGTGAACCCGTCGCCCTCGTAAGAGTGATGCACGAGGACGCGGCCCTCGCACGGCTTGAGGTCGAGCGCCTCGGCTGCCTCTGCGAGCGCAACGAACTCGGGGAGGTAGCAACTGCCGGTCGGTGTCCGCCACTCGCCGTCGTTGCGCTCGTGCTCGACGCCGTGCTGCACCTCGGAGCCGTCTTCCTCAAGCGCCCGCGCGGAGACTTCCGGGTCGGTGTGCAGGTAGTGCAGCGGGCAACCATCGACCGCGCAGTCCTGCCACCCCTCACAAGCGCCCTCACGGATGCCGGGGCACTCGATCGTCAAGTCGGGGTGGTGCTCACGCGGCTGCCTGCCCCACCCGGCCGGGTACGTCAGGTCCGTCCGGTCGCAGCGGTAGCCGTTCGGGTGCCCTTCAGTCGGGCCGGTGCACTCCGAGCACGGGCCGACGACCAGGACATGCGGCGTCACAGACACTTCACTCCCGCCCGTCGCGGTCGGGGAGGTCACGAGGACGCACCAGGGGCGAGGCTGACGTGCCTGTCCGAGCCGAGCCGCGCCTCACCGCTAGTCAGCATGTGCGCGAGCGCCCGGCTGACGACCTCCTGTCGCGGTCGTCCGCACTGGCAACCGAGACTCTCGGTGAGCGTGCGCAGCGGGATCTCTCCCCAGGCGGCGATCGTCTGCCGCGCCTCGCGCTTGACGTTCTCGACCTCGATCAGGCCGTCGGTCTCAGGCATCGGTCTTCCTCTCGGTGATCTCGGGACGGGACAGGTCAGGCGCCAACGACAGGCATCACGAGGTAACGGAAGCCGTCCTCGTCGTCGGATGCCTGACCCTTGGGCACAATCAGCGCGGGCGGGCGGCCTGTCGTCGGCAGGTACATCGTCGTGCGGTCCGCGCCGTGCGCCAACAGGCCCTCGCGGAGCCACGCGGCGCTGTAGGACACGCGCAGCTCGGACAGATCGGACTGCCAGTCAGCGTCGACCTCCTCCACGCCAGACGGCCCCTCCTGCTTGTGGGACTCGACCGTGACGCCGAGCGCGGTGAAGGTCAGCCAGACGCGCTTGCTCGCCGAGTTGGCCGAGCCGACGCGCTTGAGTACGTCGACCATCTCGCCCGTGTCGAACTCAGCGACCTCCGTGCCGGGCTTGCCGAACAGGCGACGCCATGCGGGGAACTCGCCGCCGAGCAGCCGGGCCGTCGTCTGTGTGGTGCCGCCGGACAGCCCGATCACCCCGTCACCGAGCCCGATGGTCACCGTGGGGCCGCGGACACCCTTCGCCACGTCCAGCAGCGTCTTCGCCGGCACGAGCGCCGTGCCGTCCGCGCCGGACCACGGCAGTCGTCGGTAGGCGATGCGGTAGCGGTCGGTCGCCACCAGGATCAGCCCGTCCGCCGACGCCTCGATGTGGACTCCGGTGAGCTCGGGCGGCTGAGGCTCCTTGCTGACGGCTGGTGCGACCTGCCGGACCGCCTCCGCGAACAGATCGGCGTCCACCGTCCCGGACGCCTCGGGCATCGCCGGCAGATTCGGGTAGTCTTCCACCCGCATGGTCGGCACGGTGAAGCGGGAGCGGCCGCATGTCAGGGTCACGACGGAGCCGGTCAGCGACAGTTCTACAGGATGCGCCGGGAGGGTCGGCACCACGTCTGCCAGGACCCGGCCGGGCACCAGGACGGAGCCCGACTCGCGGACGTGGACGGCGGCAGACGCGGCGGCGCTCGTCTCGTAGTCGAACGCCGACACGGCCAGCGTGTCGCCCGTGGCGGACAGGAGCAGGCCGCCGAGCACGGCCTGAGCCGGCCTCGCCGGCAGCGCCCGTCCGGCCCACGCTACGGCGTCTGCGAGGGCGCCGCGCTCGATGGTGACGTGCATGGTGGTGCCTCCAGGGTCGGTCACGGGAAAGTCCTCGTCCATCGAGTCAGTCGTTCCACGGCGCGACAGACGCCGCACGAGCAGGAAAAGGAGTGAGCCTGCTCGGTCAACAGGTCGAGCAGCTCCATGACGTCCTCATATCCAAGCGTCGGGATGTCGTCGTAGGGGTCGTCGGCTATGGCCAGCGAGAGGGCCACGGGAACTGCGGGCGGCGCGCTCACTCGGAGTCCTCATCGAACAGGCTGGGGCGGCTCATGTCGGCCTCGACGGCGCGCAGGTTGTCACACGCGGTCTGCCAGTACGACGGCTTGAGTTCGCACCCGATGAACTGCCGACCCTGCTGCACCGACACGTAGCCCTCCGACCCGATGCCAGCGAACGGGGACAGCACCGTCTCGCCCGGGTTCGACCACAGCCGCACGCACCGCTCGATGAAGTCGAGCTGAAGCGGGCAGATGTGCTTCTCGTCGTCGTCCTCGCGGGCGACACGTACGTTGAGCGTATTGGTCTCGCGGATGTCCAGCCAGACCGGCCGCGCCCACTGGATCCACTCGTCGTTCGACACGTCCGTCTTGATCGGCACGGCGTTGTCGCCCGGCTTCTTGAACAGCAACAGGTAGTCCGCCAACCCAGGGCGAGTGCCGCTGGAGTCGCGGTTCTTGGTGGCGAACATGAGGGCCTGAGCCTTGGTGCGGATCGCCTGCGCCTGCGGGTCCTTGTCGATGGTGACCTCACCGTGGAACACCCACCCCGCGGCCTGGTGCGCCCGGATTACCTCACCGCGGAAGTCGGTCAGCCCGATCTGCCCGTGCATGCTCTTGCTCGTCGTGAGCTGCTGAACGTGGACGCACGAGATGCGTCCGGGCTTGGTCACGCGGAGCATGTGGTCGAGGATGTAGCGGTAGTGCTCCAGGAACTCCAGCCGATCCCCGCTGTTGCCGAGGTCGCGCAGGCTCGGGCTGTAGGTGAACAGCGACGCGAAGGGCGGACTGTAGACGCTCAGGTCGACGCTGTTGTCCGCGATCTCGGCCAGTCGCTCGCATGAGTCGCCGAGCATGAGCTGCCAGTTGGTGCCGGCCGCGTCATCGGTGATGTACGGCTCCGGCTCGGTGCCGACGTTCGCCGTGATGGTCATGGAGTCTCCTTCGCGGCGCGCATCTCGCGCACCAGGTCATCGAGAATGGACGTGCTGGACTGCTCTTTGCGGGCGATGTTCTGCGCGATCTGCCCTTCGAGCTGGGACAGGATCACGTGCGCATGCACGCGGCGGGTCTGCCCGTAGCGGTAGCACCGTCGGATCGACTGGTAGTACGTCTCATAGGAGTCGGACAGACCGACGAACGCCATGCGAGCGCAGTGCTGCCAGTTGAGCCCCATCGCTGCGATCTGCGGCTTGACCACGAGCACGTCGAACTCGCGGTCAGCGAACGCCAGCAGTCCTGCTGCCTTGTCCTCCGCGCTCATGCTGCCCGTGATGTTGCGGGCGCCCGGGATCGCGCGCGCTAACACCTCAGCCTCGTCGTTGAGTCCGCACCACAGCACCCACGGCTCGGCAGGCTCGGCGGCCACCAGGTCCACGGCCCGTCCGACGCGGGCGGCCAGTGACGCGCGGCGGACGGCAGCCCGCCCACCGACGCCGCCGAGGTCGGTGGCGAACAGTTGCCCTTCGGGGACCAGACCCTCAACCGGCAGCAGGTGCGGGATGACGTCCAGTCCTGGCAAGATGTAGCCCTCGTCGGCGTAGCCGAGGTCGGACGGACGCCGGAGCGCCACGGCCCACGTGCCCATCCACCGCAGCATCGGCCGGCGCGCGTGCCCCTTGAGCCGCCAGCCGGCGTCGGAGTCGTGGACGAAGTACGACGCGAGCATGTTGACCCGACTCATGGCCCCGACCCACTCAGCCTGCGACGTCAACTCCTCGACGTCGTTGGGGGCAGGAGTCGCGGTGCACGCCAGTCGGTGCTTGACCTGCGCCGCCCATGCGATCAGCGCCGTGCGCGTCTTGCCGTCCGACTGCTTGAGGATGCTGGCCTCATCCAGCACGACGGCGTCAAAGCCTTCCGGGGCGAAGTCCTTGACGCGCTCATAGTTGGTCACCCACAGCCCGGGGCCGGCCGCTTCGGCGTCGTTGCGGGCGTAGGTCGCAGGCACACCGACCGTGGCGGCCTCGCGGACGGTCTGGGCGCAGACGGCCAGTGGGGCGATGATGAGCGACCGAACGCCGACGAGCCGCGCCCACTCGACCTGCATGACGGTCTTCCCGAGCCCGGTGTCAGCCCAGATCGCGCACCTGCCCGTCTTGGCTGCCCACCGCACCAGGTCTGACTGCCACTCGTGCAGCCTGGGGTGCACCTGCGACGGCTCGACGTCCACGCCGTTCTCCCCATGCACGCGCGTCTTGCGCGCCAGGAACTCGGCGTAGTCGCTCATCTAGTCCACCTCTCGGTAGCGGTGCAGACGGTCGATCCCAACATCCGCCTCGCCTGTCTTGACCAGCGCGACGACATCAGCAGCCGCCTGCGTGTAGCCGCGAGCCACCAGCTCGGCGGCAGCCTTGGCGCGGGCGGCCTCGCGGATCGTCGGCTCGTCCGGGTGCTCGCCGGCAGGGACGGTCACCTCGGCGCAGGCCAGACCCCAGCCGTCGAGGTAGAAGCCGGTGGAGAGGGTCACGCGTCCTCGTTAGCGTCGCGGCCTGCCTTGATGTTCTCGACCATGCGCCGCAGGTCCGCACGCTTGTTGCGGGCGGCGAAGAGCACGTCGGCGGACCATCGGTCGAGTCCGAGCATCTCGGCGGCGACGTTCTCGACGTGTCGCTTAGTCGTGCCGTCCGACTCCACGAGGTAGCCGTAGATGTCCATCGTCTCGCCAGCCAGAGTGACCGCCCAGCCGGCGAAGCACGCGGCCGTGCCGCAGAGGTGACGCCCGTCGGGGAGGTCGACAGCCGGGGCGTCCTCGACTCCCTTGCGCATCCATGCGCCCTGGTAGTGGTTCTCGGGGTGCTGCTCAATGAAGTCCAGCGTCTTGTCCATCAGCTCGACGTTCAGGGTCGGCTCGGTCGTCATGGCGCCTCCAGGTGCCTCGCGGTTTGTAGGCCGACCCTAGCGCCTCTTGCGCCAGAACGCAAGCCCCCCTAACGGGGGTCGCGGCCCCCGGGCTTCCCCTTCCCGAGAACCGCGACCGCCGAGACTAGGCGGACCTAGCGGTGCGTGCCCGTCCACGTGTTGCCGGACGGGACGCCGAACTTCACGCCGTCCGTGCCCGAACCCTGCCACTTGACGCCGGCCGACGCCGGGCCTGCCGTGACGATGCCGACGAGCAGGGCCGTGCCGGTGATGAGGGTCAGCTTGCGGATCATGCGGTGCCTCCGTAAGTCGGTGCCGGGGTCCGTCCCCGACCTCTACTGCTTCGGCGTGCGGCGGCGGGACCTTGAGGGCTTCGGGCCGAGCAGCCCGGCGAGAAGCGCCGTGTTGCGCTCGGCGTTGGGGCACAGCAGGACGACGTGCAGCGACGTGACAAGCGCAGGAGCGCCTGCGAGCGCGGCGCAGTCCGCGCAACGACGGGCGCTCGCGAGCCGGACGCGCTCAACAGGCTCAGGCGGCAGCGGACGCATGCGACCAATCATCGCTCGCCCCGCCACGGCGTCAGGCGCTCCTGCTGCGGCCCGAGCGCGCGGGCGATCAGCGGCAGGTGCACGGGCCGCCACAGCGCCACCTCGCAGCCCGCGTCTTCGAGCTGGTCGAGCACGAGCCGCTGCTCCGCGGTCGCCCGGCCGGTGCTCGACTTGAGTTCGGCGAACAGCGCCCGCCCGTGACCGAGCAGCGTCAGGTCGATCCAGCCTGCTCGTGTCTTGCGGCTGTCCGGGTTGTGCCAGGCATCCCAGCGGTACAGGGCTGCCAGGTCGAGAACGGACCGCTGGAAGTCGTTCTCCGGTCGGCGGCGGGGCCTAGCCATCGAAGTCGGCGGGGTCGCGGCGCTGAAACGACCGCCAGACAGGGCCCTCGGCTTCCTTGCTCAGCCGATAGACCTGCTTGGCCGTCTTCGCCGTACGCACCTCCGCAGGTGGGTGGCACGTCGGCTGACGGTCAGGTCCGTACGTCTGGTGGTGATCACTCACCGCGACGCTGGCGAAGTGCTCGTGGCAGCCGGTGCAGTGTGCTTGCGACGTGGACGACCAACGGCGCCCGCAAACGCAGGACCACGGCGCCCTCATGCCCGCACCTGCCCGTAGCCGTCGCACTCCGGGCAGTCGATCGTGCGACCTGCTGCCGTGCGGATGCGGCCAGCGCCGTCACAGACGTGGCACGTGTCGATCTCGTCGTCCTCGGTCACGGCTTCCCCCTGCTCATGGCTGCCTTCTTGCGTGCCTGCTCGACCTTCTTGGGGTCCCGCTTCTTGCCGTCCGGGTCCAGGTCCGGGGGCTCCTCGTCAGGGTGAAACAGACAGCAGCGAGCGCCGTTGACGGTGCGGACGCCACGGCGGGAGCAGCCGGAGGTGGAGCAGTCGAGGCCGGTCATAGGCTCGCCTCCAACTCGCTGTCCGGGTTGGCCGCACACGCGTCGCGCAGCGTCGTGACGAGCGACGCCCGCGAGGACGCCGGCCAGCTCGACGGGCGGCGCGCCCTCCATCGCCCGCCAGTCGGGCAGCCCGAACGCCCGCAGGTAGCGCCCGAGGTTGTACGTCACCCGGGCGTAGCCGTTGTCTCCGATCCAGTAGGCGGCACCCATCAGACCGAGCCGCCGAACACGGGGTGGTTGACGCGGTACGCGGCGTAGAGCCGTTCGCGCGCCTCGGGGCTCAGGTAGCCGAAGACGTAGCCGAGGTTCGCGTCGGCGTGCTCGGTCGTCTCGCGATACGCAGCGAGGAACTCGACCGCCTCGCCGTCGTGCTCGGCCTGCACCGCCATGTCGATCAGGTCGCGGACCGTCGTACCTTCGAAGTCCCACGTGGCCATGCTTTCCTCCAGGACGTTGATGTAGCCGGACCCTAGCGCCCCTCGTCCTCTACGGCAAGCGGTGGTCTATCCCGCACGCCGTGTCGCGGCAGTCCGTGTCCACTTGCACCACCTGCCCGGTAGACAGCGCCAGCCCGTGCCGCTCGGCCCACGACGGCTCGCCCGTGACGTGCTCGTGACAGCGACGGCAGAGGCACAGCAGGTTCGGCACGTCCGTGATCGACCCCGAACGACCCCGCGACAGCAGCTCGTGCACGTCTGTGGACCGGCCTGTGCACAACCCCGGAATGCCCGCCTCGCACCACGGGCGCTCGGCCAGCAGGGCGTCGACTAGTGGTCGGCGCTCGACGTACAGCGCCCGCATTCTCGCCGACCGGGCAGGCAGGGGGGCTCGCTGGCGCGGAGGCTCGACCGTCCGCGCCAGCGGCGCCCCGCGCCCGAGCGCGGTCCGGCGCGGCAGCGAGCCACCGCGCTTCACCCTGCGCCCGGACAAGTCTGAGAGTCCTCCGGGACTGGCCTGCGCGCAAGAGCCGCCGCAACGTCCGCCTTCGCCTGCTCGATGACGGCCAAGCTCGCGCTCTGACGGGCCCGCTGCGGTCGCGGGCGCAGGTCGGCGTCCTCGTGAGGGCAGAGACGGCAGAACCCCTCCCACTCGCCAGGGTGCCTAGTGCACTGGTCGGCGTCCGCACGGGGGGGCGTACGCGGTTCCGTCGCGGTACTCGGCAGCAAGATCGTCTGAGAACAAGGGTGACAGCGCAGTTCGCGCGCGGACCGCACCTGTAGCCAATGGCCGACATGCTTCGCCAGTTCGCTCACCCGGTCATCCCCCAGCTCTCGCGGGCCCGCTCAACCAGCGCCAGCCTCGACTGCGCCTCGGCTGCGTGATCGACCACGGGACGTGACTTGACCCGCCAGTCGAGGCCTGTCTGTTCTTCTTGGTCATCAGAGACCTTCCGACCTTGCGCGCTGTCAGCCGTCACGGGCTCGGTGTTCTGGTGGTCCGGCTTACTACTGGTGGGACCCCCGGGGTTCACCCTTTGAGCGTGCATAGCGGGAACCCCGGGGTCCCCCTTGAAGGGTGCATGTACCCGGCACCCTTTGGCATCCGTAAGGGTGCCGGTAGTCGTCACCCTTACGGCGTCTGGCAAAAGGGCTCGGTAGGTCGCTGTCGTGCCCTTGTGTCCGCGCTGCACCCGATCCAGTAGGCGCGCCGCGACTGCCTCCTGTAGCCTCTGAGACACCTTGCGCTCGCTCTTGCCGACCCGAAGGGCAAGCGTTAAGCGGGGCGTCGAGACGTAGCCGCGCCCGTCCATGCCCTCCGCGAGCGCCAGCAGCAGGACCCGTGTCCCATCGTTGATCGCGGCAGATCGAAACACCTCGACGCGCCATCGGTCTCGAAGACTGTCGGGGTTCACGCGGCGGACTCGTCGGCCTGCCCGCGACGACGGCGCATCCGGTCACGCTGGTAAATCCGTTCAGCGAGGACGCATGCCTCACAGGCCTCCTCGCAGCGGTTCTTGTGGCGCGTGTACGCGGCATGGGTACCGCAGGGTTGCAGCGTCCTCTGCCCGGCCGCGTGGCGGCGCCGTAGCCGTTCCAGTTTCGCCTCGTCCCGTTTGCGTTCCCGCTCGACCGCTGTCGGGTCGGCCCAGGCCAACAGCTCGCCAGGCGTACGGTCGTCGGGCACCATCGCTGCCAGTACGACAACCACGGCTGGCAGATCAGCCCGCGCCATGACCGCCGCCACGGCATCGGGTCCGCCGTCTCGGACGGCTCCGATGAGTGCGAGGGCGTCGGGGAGAGATGTCTCAGCTCTGTCTCGCGGTACGCTCATTCCTAGTGACTCCCTGCCGGTGACGGGGAGGGCACGAGGCGCCCCGAGGACCCTGGCAGGTCCGAGGGGCGCCGCCACGTTCGGCGGCCCTACTACTTGCAGCCTAGACCATTGTGAACATCCTGGGAACGACGCAGCCCCGCCGACGCGTTGGCGTCTGACGGGGCTGCGAGGGGCGGCCTGGAGGGACCGACACCAGTCTAGCGCGACGGCAACCCGCCTGTCTCCCTCAGTCGCCTACGGATGCGGCAGACCGTCCGCTCCGTCACCCCGACCTGCCCGGCGAGCAGGCGGGCCGACAAGCCGGCGACCGTCAACGACCGGACCAGCTCCTCCCGCTGCCGGACCGTCAGCCGGCCGGTCATCGCAGTCTCATGTCCGCGAACGGGTGCCTGGCGTACTCCTCACGGGCCCGCCGCACGTCGGCGTTCCACCGCTTGTACAGGTCCCGGCGGACGATCAGAGACAGGAACCTCACGGCGACTCGGGGCGGACGCTAGCAGCCGGGGGGTCGTCGTCCTCGATGACCTCACGCCATGCGCCGATCACGGTCGAGGTGGGGTCGGCGCGGACCGCAATCTCGACGGGTCCCTCCGTCTCGCCAGCCACCGTGTCGAGATCCGACAGCCAGTCATCCTCCGGGCCCAACCAAGACCACTGCGACTGGTCGGGGTCGACCGTGATCCGGTGCTCTACGACCTCTCGCACGATCACGGTGAACGCGCGAAAAGGGCCACTGGCGTCCGCGCTCACGGCCGTCCTCCCAGCGCGCAGTACCGCTCGTACAGCACGTTCTCCAGCGGCTCCCACACGTCATCCGACCCGGGCACGTGCTCCCCCAGCCAGTCGCGGCGCTTCGCCTCGGCCCGGAGTGCCTTCACCTCGTCCGGCGTCGCAGCCTGTCCTGCCAGGGCCGACAGGGCGGCCGGGTCCGCGACCGCACCGACAGGGGGGGGCAGCGGCTCGACAGGCTCCACGGGCGGCGAGGGCGGCAGCGCGACCTGCTCACGGCCCGCCGCGATGCCTGCCCGCTGGTACGTCCCGGCCTCCAGCGCCGCCAGCGTCTCGCCTACGTCCAGCCGCGGGACCGCGAACTTGTGCACCTCACCCGAGCCGGTGGACTGCCGCTGCTCCAGCACGAGCGTCGCCGGCAGCATCACCCCGACGACCTCCGACCGGCGCAACAGCTCGGCCGTCGCTGCCAACTCGTCGGCCGCTGCGTCGCCCCGCGACGTGAGCCGCCAGACCCCCAGACCCGGCAGGTCCGCCAGGATCAGGGACAGGTGCGTCGTCGGCTTGCACGCCTGCCCCTCGGCCGCGAGACGCTTGCGGTCCATGAGGTCCGGCGGGCACTGGCAGGTCCCGCCACGCATGCGCTCGGTAAAGCCGTCACAAAGCCGCTGACGGACGACCGGGCGCCCACCGTAGAGGGTGTAGTCCTGCTCGACCGGCTCGCCGGGCGGCACGCGGACGGCCATGCGGTCCACGGTCGTGATGACCTCCCACTGCTGGCCGGCGTTCTCGGACGGCTTCCACGGGCGGACCTCGCCGCCGTACAGCGCCGCCGCTGCCTCGATCTTGGCCGCATCCGGCGACGTGAGCCTGAAAGTGCTCAGCTTCTCCGGTCGCATCTTGCCGTTGTTGCCGCGCACCTGAGTGCCGATGCGAATGGCCCCGAGCACCACCGCTTGCCGCTGTCGATCCAACAGCGGGGGGCTCACAACTCGCCCCTGGCGTCTGCCAGTTCGCGCTGGAGTCGAAACACGGTGCGCGCCCACTCCACGACTGCATGCGTTCGCAGGTGCCGGTCCAGCGCATCCTCGACGGCACTCGCGTGCAGGTAGGTAGCTGAGGCACTCATGACGCCGAGGCCGAACACCGACGCCAGCGCGGTGGAGTCCACGGTGGGCGGCGTAACGTCCCATGCGGTCGCGCATCCGTCCACTGGACACGACTGCCACCACGTGTTTGGGTCCGGGTCGGTCGGCCTGCCGTCCGGGTACTCGCGGGGGTTCACGGCTGGCCGCCCTCGGCCACGCTCTGCCCGAACGCCCGCATCGCCGCTTGCGGCACGAACCACGTCACCGGCTCGCCCTCGCCGTTCGGCGTGCGGACCTCCTGGTCGCCGAGCACGCGGCTGAGGTGGTCACGCAAGGTCCGCACCTCGTTCCGCTCCAGGTACTCGAAGGCGTCCCAGTGATCGAACACGACAGACAACTCGTCGTCGTGGTCGAACGAGTTGTCCAGGACCAATCCGGCCCGCTCGATCCTCATGCCCCTGCCTCTTTTGCTACCTTGGCCTGCTTGCGCTCCAGCGCCTTCGCCTGCTTGTCTCGGATGGCCTGGCACGCCTCGGCCAACCCGTCCATGTTCAGTCCGTGCTCCTTGAGCAACGTCTCCACGTCGAGCACCGCACCCGGACCTACGCCCTTGATCGCAGCCAGCGCGTCCGCACCGAGGTCCGCGAGCTGGTCGAGCCGGAACACCCCTGCCGCTGCCAGCGCCGCCTTCGCTGGCACGCCGTCGATGTCCTCCAGCAGCGGCGGGGGCTGCTGCCCGTGCTCGTCCGGCAGGTAGATCGCCCGGCCCATCCGGCCGCCCTGGCTGTCCTTCCAGTCGAGCAGTTCCAGCATCCGCAGGAACGTGTGGTGCGCGGCGTCGCCGCCCTGCTCGGTGACGTCGAGGAGCTTCGCGCCGCCCGGCCGGACGTGCAGCACCCCGATCCGGTCGACGGCGGGCATCGCTGCCTTGCGTCCCTGCGGGAGCCAGACCTCGGTGGCCCGCCGGTAGGCCTCCAGTTGCACCGGCATGTACGCTGACAGGTTGGCGCCGCTCTTGACGTCCAGGCACCACGTTCCGCCGAGTTCGGGGCTGTCGGCCCACTTCGGGAACCGGACCACGAGATCGAGGGTGCCGGCGTAGCCGCGGGCGGGGTTGGCGACCGCGCACTCCGACATCAGGAACTCGGGCTCCCACTCGATGCACCAGTCCACGAACGCCTCGGCGAACGGCTCCACCTCGTCGGGCATGTCGGGCAGGCTCGCGTCGAGCGCGAGGGCCTCCACGACGTCGTGGAGCCACGTGCCGGTCTCGGACGCCTTCTCGCGGCGTCGCTTCGCCTCGCCCTTGATCCAGTCGACCGCGCCATCCGGTCCGATCTTGATGAGCTCGCCGACCATCGCGTAGTGCTCGACGGCGGCCTCGGCCGCGAGCTTCGCCGCCCACGGGGTCAGCCACGGCATTGACGTGGTGGCGCCGATGACGGTGGTCACGGACGCGAGGAGCTTGGCGGTGGTCGGGTCGGCGTAGTAGCGGGAGCCGTCCACGCCCTCGCGGCGGACATCGACGCCCTTGCTGGACATCGGGGCGGGCCAAGTGGGGGCGGTCATCGGGTGACCTCCTCAGCAGCGGCGAGGGCGAGCCCCCACGAGTCGCCCGAATCCTGGGTGCGTTGCGCCTGACGGAGCGCCTGGGCTGCTCTTCCGGTGACGCCATCCAGCATCCCGGCGCTGCCGTTGCGGCGCACGACGGACTGCCCGAGCAAGTTGAAATTCAGTCGCGCGAGGACGTGGCCGACGATGCACGCAGGCCGCCCGTCACGGACGTACACGCAGTTGCCGTTGCGGTTCTTCAACTCCTCCGGGTACATGTAGTCCGCGCCCTTGTCCGCGACGACGTCGCGAAGTGCAGCGAGCACCTCGGGAACGTCATAGGTCTTGTTGCTCATGCAACCCTCCAGGGTGTCGCCCCGGCGTCCCCGGGGCGTAGCGCCACCCTAGCCGGTCGCAGCCGGAATGTCACCCCCGACATCGACCCGGCCTGTGTTGCGCAGCCACGACTCCACCGTCGACCGCAGCCAGATCGGACCGCCGGCCACGTCAGGCCAGTCCGGCTCCGGCAGGATGCCGCGCGGGGACCGCCACTGCTCGACGGTGGCCTTGCGGACGCCCGCCATGCCGGCGATCTCGGCCATGCCGACGATCTCGGGACGCTCCGGGGCCTGCTCTGCGGACACGGCGGATATACCGCGAGTGGTCAGTTCGCGGTCTACGCGTACCGCCCACATCTCGATCGTGTCCAGCAGCCATAGCGGCCTGCCACGCCCGCTCATCAGCCGCCAATCAGGCTCCGGCAGCACACCCTGCCCGAGCAGCCGCCATGACGACTGGTGCCCGATCCCGAGGAGCCGGGCGACCTCGACGTGCCCGACGATCTCAGGGAGCTTCGTCCTCCGCATGCGCCTGCCACCTCTCCTGCTCCCGTAGGAGCGCGTTGTTGACCGCTGCCATGAGGGCGACGGTCAGTCCTGCCCATAGGGCGAGGTCGTTGTGGAACCGAGCGCCGACGAGGGCCAGCAAGATCGCGGCAACGAGGACGGCGGCGCTCATCGATAGCCGCGCTCGGGCCGAGGGCGAGCCGCGAACGCGGCCAGCGACCGCTCTGACAGCGGTAGCCCGAACGCTCGCGGCGCACTCCTCTCCGCGACGGCGAGCAGCTCGGCCATCTGCGCAAACGCGGCGCCCCTGAACGCCGCGCGCATGAGCCCAGCCGCGCTCACCCGTACACCCGCTGCCAGGCCATCTCCACGGCGGCCTGGTCCTTGAAGCGCTCCAGCGGGTCCGTCAGGTCACGAGGCTGCCAGCGGACCATCTCGCGCCACTGCGTCCCCGACCAGTTCTCGACCACCCGCCCGCCGCCGTGCGTCGCGGACACTCGCAGTCCGTCACGGCGGTTCCGTCCGCGGCGGGTGTCCGTGACCTCGAAGTGCGTCACGATGTCGCCGTTGGAGCGGCCGAGCAGGGTGACGGTGACGGCACCGGAGCCGGCGGCGCCGTGCGCGGCGCGCTCGCTGGCCGACTTAATCCGCGTCACGACGGTAGCGATCGACACGCCCTGCGAAGCGGCCACAGCGCCAACGGCCGCCCCTCCTAAACGCAGCGCCAACGCCTCATCCTCCAGGACTCGACGTACGGCGCGCATCTCCTCCTCCGCAGCACGCTCGACTGCGGGTACTCGCTCTGCTGTGTCTGCCATCGGTTCCTCCAGGTCCCGTAGGGGCGATCGCCCCGTCATGTACCTAGAACATAGCCGATGTGCTACTGGGGCGCGAGAGGCTCCCGCCACTGTCCGTCGTCCTCGACGTGCACGGGCAACGAGTCGTCCGCCGTGACCTTCACCGGCTCGTCCTCGCCTACCCCGCGGGCGTCCGCGTACGTCTTCGCCAGCAGGGCCGACACGGCAGGCACGAGGCCCGTCAGCAGGTTCGTCAGGGCGTCCGGGACATCCTGCCCGGGGCGCAGCAGCACGAAGGCGCACAACGTCACCAGCGACAGCAGGAGCGCGGCGCACAAAGTCCCGACGACGAGCAGGCCAGCGCCGCTCATGCCCGACAGGCCAGGCTTGGTGCTCATCCGGTCGGGGATACGTCGGTGGCGTGCCACGTCACGTTGCCAACGCGCCCGTCAACGAACAGCCGCTTCTCCTTCTGGAACGTCACGGCGATCTCAGCGGACTGCGGCCCGAACACCCCGTCAGTGGCAATCTTCCAGCCGCGAGCCTTCATGCCCCGCTGCCACGCCTGCACGTTCTTCCGGTCCGCCGCGAGCGCGCCACTGTGACAGGCCGCGTCGTTGGACTCCAAGCCGAGGTAGTCGCCCTTCGGGTAGGGCCACGGGTACGGGATGAAGTCGTACCGGGGGGACTTGCGGACGATCTCGACAGGGGCGGGCGGTGCTGCCGTACCGCCCCGTGCAGCGGCGAGGGTCGCGGGGCCCACCACGCCGTCTGCGGTGAGGCCGTGCGTCGTCTGATACGTCTTGACTGTCGCGGCGGTCGCGTCGCCGTACCAGCCGTCAGGGAGCGCCCCGAGCAGCACCTGGAGCGCAGTCACGTCGCTGCCGAACAGACCGACACGCAGGTCTCGTACGCCCAGCTCGAACCGGAGCGACTTGGACAGCTCGGCCAGCCGTGCGGGTGACACGACAACCTCGAAGTGCATCGCATCGCGCTTCCCGCTGTACGTTCCACCCCATCGCATTCCGAGGGACTCGGCCTTACCGGCGCTGCCAGCGGGCATATCGTCGGCACCGCCCCAGGCGTACGGGTTCGCGCCCGGGTTGAAGTCAGCGGCGAGCGCCCATGCGTGGTTGCTCCACGTCGTCGTTCCGGAGATGTAGCGCGGGTTGTAGCCGCCCGCGGAAGCCAGGTCAGGCACGCGGTCCGCCTTGCGCTGCACCCGCAGCCAGCGGATCAGTTCGGAGAACACGCTGGATGCCTCGCGCCGCAGGTGCAGCGGCAGGCCGGGGCAGTCGAGCATGACTAGATCGTCGGGGCCGAGGCCGCCGGGCCCGCCCCAGCCGAGGGACTGCGCGCTCACACGCTCACCCGGTGCATCCGCCGCCACCAGTCCACGAGCACGACCGGGGCGAGCATGACCGCGCTGACCAGCGGGGCGAGTGCGAGACCGAGCGCCCAGTCACCGAGACGGGGGGTCAGCTCGCCGGGCTCGTCCAGTGGGCGCAGGAAGCGCAACATCGGGTCCTCCTCGAAGCCGGTGCGGATGAGCCTACGCGCCGCTCTTGCCTTCGGCTGCCTTCGCCAGTTTGTCCGCTGCCGCCTTCGCCGCAGCAGCGGCCTTCTTCGCCCGCCGCAACTCACGCGCCCGTATCCGGTCGCGGCGCTCCAACTCGGCCAGCCGCCGGTTCAGCTTGTCCCGTCGCCTGACGATCTGCCGGCGCGTCCCCTCCCCGACCGTGAGCTGCACCCGATCGGTGTCCGGAGTGATCGACATGGCGTAGATGCGGAGCACCCGGTCGAACGACGCCTCCCCGTTGCTCAGCGGCTTGTGCCAGTCGTCGCGAACGATGAACCGAGCCTCGTCACCCGGCAGGTAGGACCCGATCTCCGGGTCGTCGCCGGTCACCTCGACCTCGAACGTCTCGACGGGGAACCCGCGCTGCGCCTGGTAGTCACGGGCCCGCAGCCGCAGTGCCTCCCGGTTGTCCTCCTCGGACCAGTCGGTCCCGGCGGTCTGCACGAGCGGCGCGCCCGCGTCGAGCGCGGCGTCATCTGTCACCCGGACGATCAGCGGGTCGTCGGTGTCGTCCTCATCGTCGGGGGTCATCTCCGCCCCGACCTCCCACCGCTGCGTCGCGGAGTCCGACCAGGCGTCCAGGTCGTCCGTCCACTCGGTGATGTTGCCGGGGGACTCGAACACCAGCCGGGACTGCGCGGCGGACCGGCCGAGCAGCGGACGCCCCAGCCGCAGGTAACGCGCCCGGTTGTCACTGTCGCCCTGCGTGTCGATCCGCCAGTCGAACGGGTCCTCCCCGTTCTCGGCGATCTGCGCGAGCGCCTCCCCGACGGTGAGGAGGTCCGCCCGCCACAGCTTGTAGTGGATCTCTGATCCGTCGCTGTCGGTGTCGGTCGGTCGGATGCGCAGGCTGCCGTTCGGCTCCGCCTGCATGGTCGAGATGAGCAGGCGGGCGGCGGCGAGCCTGCCGAGCGGCCCGTGCACGTCCTCAGTCACGAGGCGCCTGTCGAAGTAGGATCCGACCTCGTACGCCTGTACCTGCACGCGCCGACTGGACTGCGTGCGGGTGGCCCGCCAGATGATGCCGCCCCACACGATCACGTCGTCCCGTAGGACGTACAGTGCCCGGAGCCTGCCGCTGTCAGGGGTGAGTGCCGCCTTCACGTCAATGCCCTTGAGCGCGTCGTCGCGCAGGTCGACCGACCCCCGGCATTCGCCGTAGCCGTTCATCGTCTGGTCCATGACCTCGGACTGAAACGGGATCTCCGCTACGTCACGGTCTGTGAGCAGGTCCGTGGTCAGGTAGGAGTAGCGGCTCACGGTGACCACGCGAACCCGTAGTCCCGCTTCCATCCTGCCCAGCCGATCGCCGCCCCCACTCCCAGTATCAGGGCGGGACCCTCTCGACCTGATGCGAACATGACCGTCGCACCCACACTTCCCGCGAGTGCGTGCGCCTGGTACATGCCCAGCACCGCTCCGCGACGGAACGCGCTCACTACTGCGCCGTCTCGTAGGTCCCTTGGATGACCAGCCGCATGCCCGCCACCCACGGGATCGGGACGGTGCTGCTCGCCACGTCCGCGTCATTCGCGTTGCCGGACGGGAACAGCGCCTGCGCGGTGTCGTCGCCCGACCCGACGAACGCTGCCCCGACGTTGTAGTAGGAGCCGGACTGGAGCAGCGCCTGCATGATCTGCCTGCCGCCGCCGCTGGCAGCCGGGAACGGCAGCGCCCAACGGTAGCCGCCCGTGCCGAACCTGGTCTGCGACCCTGCCACCAGCTCGATGCGGACGTGACAAGTCCGCCCGACCCGGTTGTACCGGCCAGTCAGCGTCCCGTTCTGCCGCGACACGTTGTTCGTGTCGGCGGTCCACGTCGGCGTATACGCCTGCCAGTTCGGGCTGGCAGTCACCTGCCAGGACGAGCCGTTCCACCGCTCCTGCTCGCCCGTGTCGGTCCGGTCGCGGTACTGTCCAACGTAGATGCCGTCCACGTCCCCGGCGGACAGGGACGGGGTGATGCCGCCGAGGGCGGACGTGAACTGACGGCGCGGGACGATCGCGTTCGTGCCGACGCTGGCGGCGTTCGCACCGATCGTCAGTTCGGCCAGCACGATCGCGTTGGACGGGACCGCTGGCGCGGCAGGGTCGCTGGCGGCGGGCGTGCCTTTGACGACCTCGATGCGGACCCCGCGGCTCTCCAGCGCGGTCGTCTCGCTGTACCAGCGCATGACCACCAGGTCGCGGCGGGGCTGTGACGTACTGGGGTCCACGTCGGCCGTGTAGACGTCGTCGTTGACCATGATGGGGGCGCCGCCGGCAGCCGTCGCAGCGCGCACCACAGCGGCGCCTACGGCCACACGGACCTTCCAGCCGGGTGTCGGCAGGGCGGTGACGGTCAGCCCGTACAGGACGCCTGTGCGGGCGCCGATGTCGAGGCGGGGAACGAGCAGCGCCCCGAGTGCCAGTCGGATGTCCTGCGCGGTCGTGGACAGCCCGTCTACGGCGACGATGTGGAGCGTCATGACGACATCCTGTCAGTAGGGACGGCGGGCTGAGATCGGGCACTACCGGACGCGGCGGCACGCCCGGCCTCGGTGAGCCAGATGGCGGGGTACTCGTCGTACGGCTCCGCCCGACTGACGACTACAAGCCCTCGTCGGCGCAACGCCTCGGCAGTGCGGAACCCGATCCACGCCTGGCCGTCCCAGTAGCAATCGATCCCGGAGTGCACCGCGTTGTCGCTCTCGGCACCCGGGTAGGTGTTGGCGAGGGCGCCGAGAGCTTCGCGTTGTAGCGGCGTCAATGCACGAGAAGGGCCACTAGTGGTCGGGTCGGTCATGAGTCCTCCAGGGACCTAGTAGGCGCTGCTGTAGCGCAGCTCGAAGTGAGCGCTCGGGGCAGCCTCACGCGGCGAGAACGTGACGGTGCACTGACCGGGCGGCAGACTGAACCACGTCCCCGACATGTTGTCCCGGCGGGAAGCCACCCCGTTCAGCAGGACCCGTCGGTTGCGCATGTCGAAGTCCACGAACTGCCCGGCGGGCAGTGTCTCGCGGTAGCGGACCTCGTGCTGCTCGACGGACTGGATCAGCGAGAACGGCGGCGTCGGCCCGTAGACCCGAACGACCGGCCACGTCGCGTACGGGCCCTCGTTCGTCGCCACGACGGACGCCCCCAGCGATGACCCGCCGAAGACGACAGGGAACACGAACGGCGGTGCGATCGGTGCCGGCTCGTTGACAGTCGCCCTGCCGGCGTCGTAGTCGACAGCCGGCGAGTCGTACGGCACCGGGTCGTCGTAGCGGACCGGCGCGGACTGCTGGACGGGGCGGGAGACGTACGCCTCCGCGACGACCTCGCTGCCGTACAGGCGGGGGTCGGGGCTGTAGAACGCGAAGCGCGGTGTGGAGTGCCCGAGCGCCAGAGCGCGGTCTGTCGGGATGCTCGCCCGGCGGACCTTGCCGCGCATCCGCAGCGGCGGCATCCCGGGCAGCCCGCCGACCACCTGGAGCTCGCCCATGTCACCGATCGGGTTCGCCAGCGCCCGCCGCAGAGCCGTCAGGCTGCCCGCCAGGTCCCGCCCTGCCAGCGACAGGTCGACCTCCACCACCCGCCCGGCTTGCGCGTCGTCGCCGTCCACGTCGCCGTCGCCGTACGTCCGGGGCTGGTCGTCGGTCCGCACCTCCGGCATGTCGTCCAGCCCGCGGACTTCGGTGATGCGGATCGGCTGGCCTGCGCCGACCCGGAGTCCGTTGAGGGACAGCGTGAAGGTGGAGAGGGTGGTCGTCATGGCGACTCGGGGGGGGCACTAGCGCGCACGTGAGCCAGCGCCGCAATGACCGCGCGGTAAACCTGATCCTCGGCGTCGTTCCCCTCGTCACGAGCGTTACGACCCTCATCAAAGCCCGACTGAGCGGCCGCAGTGATCTCGTCGTCAGTCATGTGTCCTCCAGGACTCGGTATGTAGCCCGATCCTAGCGCAGCCATGCCAGCTCCTCCGCCACACCCCGCGCGGTTGCCCGCGTCCCCTGGAGCACGATCTGCCCCACGTCCACCCGTCGGCTGTTGTCGTGCACCACGCGGGTGTTCGCGTACGTCGGCCCGGAGACCGGCTGGCTGCCACGGGTCGCAGGGAGCCCGTAGCCGTGCGGGATGACCGTCTCCGGCCTGCCGGTCGCGTTCAGCGTCAGACCGGGCAGCAGCGGCCCGCCCTGATCGCGGATGTGCGGGTTGAGGATGCCGCCCGCCCGCATCGCCAAGTGCAAGTGGTCGTAATGCCCGGCGACCTGCCACAGTCTTTCCGCGAACCGGGTGCCTGCCAGCCGCTTGAGAACCGAGTTGATCGCGTTCGTCTCCTCGGCCGACTGCCCGCCCGGCCCGTAGTTGACGTCGATCGCCCGACCGGCGTAGTGGTAGGAGCCCGGCGCGTGACCGCCGAGAACTCCGCCAAAGGCCGGATGCTCGGAGACTCGGAAGCCGAGCGCCTGGAGCTGACGGCCGATCGCCACCAGGTTGCCGCCACCGACCCCGCCAGGGCCGATGCCGCCGCCGAGAGTGTTCTTCTCCAGGAAGGCGACCAGTTCGCTGTACGCCTCCCGCATCGTGCCGCCGGCAGCGGTCGACATCGGGCGGCGGGCGGGCGCGGTCGAGGACGGGCGCGGCACGTCGGACGGGCCGCTGAACCCGCCAGCCGCGAACTCCTGGAACTCGCCCCAGCCCTTCCGTCGACCGACCTCCTGCCAAATGTCGTACGACCGGGCGCTCTTGCTGTCCGCGAGCGGGATGTACGCCTCCCCGCCGGTCTCCTGCTCCGCCCAGATGCGGTACGCCCCCGCAGGTGCGATCTGCGCGACGTGGGACTCCCGCATGCCGCCGCTGGCGTAGAAGTCGAGCAGCCCGCCGTTGACCTCCGCGACACCACCGGAGCCGCCTACGGACACGCGGTGTCCGGCGATGGTCCGCTTGCCGAGCGCCTTGAGGATCGGGTTGACGCCTGCCGCGAGGTTGTCACCGTACTTGTACGCGATGTAGCGCAGTCGCTCCGCTCCGTTGGCGAACGAGTGGTTGACCGCATCAGCGGCTTCGCGGGCGCCTTCGCGACCCTTCCGCTTGGAGTCGTCCAGGCCCTCCTCCAGCCGGATGTTCAAGTGCCGAGTGATGTCGCGGACCTGCTGAGGCATCAGCTCCATCTCGCCCGCGACCGACTGGACCGTAGCCTTGGAGCCCTGGCGCGCTGCCGTCTTCATGATCTCGAAGCCGGTCTGCAACTCGGCCGCGCCACCGTCGGTGCCCGCCTTCATGCTTGAGCGCATCGCCCTGGCGGCCTCGCGGACCTCCTTGGTGGTGCCGTTTGCAAACGCAGCCGCCAGCGGCACGCCCTTCGCGCCCATGTCGAAGACGGCCTGCGCTACATCTGTCCCGGCGCGTTGCGCGATGGTGACGATGTTGCGCTTCCATTCCATCTGGTCCTTGACCTGCTGCCGCAAGACTCCCGACCACTCGGACAGCGAGACCTTGGCGTCCTTGACGTAATCCTCCCACGAGTCCTTGCCGGACTTCGTGTGCTTGGCGGTCGCCTCAGCCGCAGCCCGCTCGGCTTCGGTCTTCTGCTGGAGCAACTGCTCGTAGGCACCTACCGGATCGACAAACTGCCCGAGCACGGTCGCCATCTGGTCAATCTGCTCGTTCAGCTCCTCCGTCGCCTCGGCGGTCTTCTCCGTCGGGGACTGGAGGTCCGTCAGGGACTGCCCGAGCTGCGGCGCCATGCGGGCGGCGTCGGACTGCGCCGCCGCGAGCACCCCGAGCTTGCTGCCCGCGACCGCCATGCTGTCACCGAGCGTGACTCCGGCGGACTGGAGCATGTTCGTCTTCTCGGCCGCCGACAACGCGTCATCGGAGAACCGCTGCGCCATGAGCCCGAGGGACTCAAGCTGGCCCTTTGCGGCTTCGCTCTCGTTCGCGGCTTCCGCCAGGCTCCGCTCCAGCCCGGCGACCTCGCCCTCGTAGTCCCACTGGATCGACCGCTCCCAAAAGCCCATCCCGTCAAGCTCGGCGAGCCGGTTGCGGATGTCCTGCATGCGTCCGTCGAGGGCGCCGATCGCCTGCACCTGCTCATCGAACGAACCCCGGCCGCTCGCGTCCTTGAACTCGTCCAGCGCCTGCTTGCTGGACTCGATCGACTCCTTGTGCCTGGTCCAGGCGCTGTAGCCCACCGCCGCGAGAACACTCAGCCCGACCGTCGCGCCCGCCATCGCTGCACCCATGAGAGTCGCAGCCGTTCTGGCTGCTACGAGTGCGTCCCGAAGGTGAATGATCCTAGAAGCCAGGGCTACGTAACCCACGGTGATCCCGGTGCCAAGCGAACTCAGCATCGCCAGCGTGAGGCTTGCGAACGAGCCGGACAGGATGCCGACCGACAAGGCGAGCGCCATGACGATCTCCTGATGGTCTGCCAGGAAGCCCGTCGCAGCCTGGACCGTCGACATGACGGCCTGGAGCCCGACCGCGAGGCCTGTGGCTGCCGCGCCGAGCGCCACTAGCCCGACCTGCGCGGCGACCCCGGCGAGCGGCCCGAGTGCAGTCGCCAGGTCCACCAGAATCTGCCAAGCGTCACTGCCCGCCGACGACAAGGCATTGAGCATCGGCTCCAAGGCTGCGACTGCTTCGCGCGCGTCCGACCCTTCCGAGCCAAGTTCACGAAGCACCCGCGCGGCGGTCGCCAGCGGCCCCATCAGTTCGCGTCCGATGCCGAGCCCGAGCGCGACCGCGTTGTTCTTGAGCAGAACCAACTGATAGCGCGCAGACTTCGCCTGCTCGGCAAGCGCCCGCTGCGCCGCGCCCGCACGGGCGGACTGCGGGACCATTTTCCCGACGATGTCGTTGTAGTTCTCGCCACCGTTGCTCGTCAGGGCCAGCGCCCCGCGCAGCGCCTCGATGTCGGGGAACATCGCCTGCATCGCCTCGGCGCTGCCGCTCGTCTCCTTGGCGATCATGTTCATCGTGCCGGCGAGCCCGAGAGCCTTCACCGCGGCGGTGCCCGACTCGTAGCCCTGCTTTTTGAACAGGTCGCCCAGCGCCTCGGACGGGACGATCAACTTGGACAACACGCCGTTGAGGGCGGTTCCGGACTGCGCGGCGTTGATGCCGTTCAGGGTCAGGGTGGCGACGGCAGCACCGGTCTCCTCGAACGACACCCCGAGGGCCTGCGCGGTGCCGAGGTAGTCACCGATGTTGTGCGACAACTGCTCGAAGGTGATGACACCGAGGTTGACGGTGGAGAACAGCACGTCGGAGACGTCAGCGGCCTCCTGCGCAGGCTTCTTGTACGCGTTGAGGACCGCCGTGATGGCCTGCGCCGACGTCGCCGTGTCCGTCAGACCGGCGGAAGCCGCGACAGCGGAGGCGGTCAGGACGGTCATGCCGTCCGCGCCCTGGAAGCCGGACGACGCCACGTCGTACAGGCCCTCAGCGAGGGTGGTGGCGCCCTGCGGCAGCGTCTTCGACAGGTTGACCAGTTCGTCGCCGGTCGCCTCAAGCGCCTGCTCGCTCAGCCCGGAGATCGAGTTGACGTTCCGCATCGCGGCGTCGAACGCGACAGCCTCCGTGACCGCAGCGGCCAGCCCGGCAGCGGCAGCCAGCCCGGCGGCTGCGCCGACCTTCGCCAGCCCGGACATCGCCCGCCCGGCGCGGCTGCTCGACCGCTCAGCCTCCTCCGTGGCCCGCGCCTGCTCCTGCTGAGCGCGGGCGGCGTCTCGGGTCGCCTGCGCGCTGTCGCGCTGCGCTCGCTCTAGCGCGTCACGAGCCCGCGTAAGATCCCGAGTGTTCTGCGTGCCGCGCGCCTGCTCTCGGGCAAGTCGCTGCTGTGCTGCACGGGCGGCGTCCTGTGCTCGCGCCAGTTGCGTGGTCGTTGCCGTGCCACTGGCCTGGAGTTGCGCAAGTCGCTGCTGTGTCCGCACGTATGTACGACTCGCGTTCTCCAACTGTGTGCGTCCGTGCCGGGACGCTTCCTCTGCACGTGTCAACCGCTCGGTGGCGCGCTCGGTCGCGTCGATAGCGGCCTGCCGACGCCGCATCGCCTGCTCGGTCTGCCGCCCGTACCGCTCGACTTGCGACGCGCCCTCGGTCAGCCCGCGACGCAGCCCGGACACATCGGCGGCGAGTTCGATGTACAGCCGACTGCTGGCAGCCACTACGCGTCCTCGTCGTCGTCGTTGGGCACGAGCACCAGACTCACGCCCAGCTCGTCGTCACCGCCGCTGGCCCGCATCTCGCGCTGCGCCTGCTCCAACGTCTCGCAGCCATGACAGCGGTCCGCGTCGGCGTAGTAGGCGTGCCGGCTGCCGCCCCGGGCGGGGTCCCACTCCTCCGCACGCGTCCGGCAGCGCGGGCACGTCTCCGCCTCCAGCGACAGGTACGCCATCGCCTTGTCCTGATCGTCGGACTGCCAGGACAGGAACGTGCTGTGCGGGATGCCGCGCGGAACGACGTACTGGAGCTCGGCCCTCAGCCGTGCGTCCGCGCGGAGCCGAAAGGGAGGCCCACGCTCCGCACCTGGGTGCACACGCTCGTGGCGATCTGCCACAGCGTGTGCACCTCGCCCTGGTTCCACGACTCCAGCACCTCGGCGGCGTCCCGGGCCGACATCACCCGGCCGGGCAGCACCGTGTCGGCGTCGTAGCCGTCGAGGTCGCGCAGCGTCGGGTCCGGCGCCCGCTCGCTGTCCGGGACGACCGTGCCGGCGATCAGCGCGGGCAGGAACGTGTCGACGTCGTACAGCTCGTCGCGGGCCTTCTGCTCGTCGGTCGGCGGGTGCAGGCCCAGGAACGCCTCGTAGGCGTCGCGGGGGAGCGCCTGGAGGTGCAGGGTCTCCACCGCGCCCTGCGCCTGCTCCTCGGCCGCCAGAAAGGCGTCGAGCTGGTCCTTGATGTAGGCGGCGTGGCCCGCATCGTCCTTGTCCTTGTCGGGCGCGAACCGCTTCCGCAGGTCCAGCGTTGACTCGGCCTCACGAAGCGCCTTGAGCGGCTCCGGGTCGATCACCACGTCGTACGTCGCGGTAACGGGCCGCTTCGCTCGCAGCCGCTCGACCATCCGCGCCTTCGCGTCCTGCCCCTGTGCTCCACGCGCCGCCAGGACTGCCGACTTCGCCATCGGGTGCCTCTCTGCCTTGCCCCGGCGGCTCCGGCCCTTGTAGCCCCTCGGGGGAGGGGGAACGGGTCCGGTCCGCCGGGGCCGACAAGCCCCCGGAGAAAGTAATTTTGCTGCCCGATCCTTACTTTCAAGGGCCGAGAATGCAAGGGTAAGTCGTGCGGCCAGTACCGGCGGGGCCGCTCCGCCGCCCGATCACTACTCCCGCAGGCTCTCGCCTCACTCGCGGCCTTGCGGCCTCGGCGGGGTCCCCAACGGGCGGGGGAAGTGCTACGCCTGCGGCAGATCCTGCGCCGGCAGCGCCGTGACCGCGAAGGAGATCACGAAGCGCGCCGGGTCGTTGCCGACGCTGTACTCGTTGCCGACGCTCGACACCCGGACCGGGAAGCAGTCGGCGGGCTTGCCGGTCCCGACACCCGAGTGGCGGATGTAGATGTTCGTGATCGTGTCGACGGCCAGCGCCGTCTTGACCGGGTCGGCGGTGCCGCTGTCGTCGGCGTAGAACGTCAGGGTGCAGTCACCGACGGACTGCTCGCCGGGGATGTTCGGGACGAAGCGGGAGGCGAGGTCAGGCGTGTCGACCTTCGTGCTCTCCAGCGTCCATCCGGCCATATCCGCGATGCGGCCGGTCAGACTGAGCCCGGCGGCGATCTCGGGGGCAGTCGGGTTGAGCGTGGTGGCGGCGATGGTCGGCAGCGCGTCGACCTTGGCCTTGCCCTTGCGGATGAAGCGTGCCACGGGAACCCCTACGGTCAGCGGCACGGCCGCCTTGGCTCACCACCGGCCACCGGCCGTGAGTCCCGGTCCGCCGGGTCGCTGTGCGCAGTCTAGGGCATGCGGTCAGACGTAAGCGTTCTCGGGTCGGTCTCAGTAGCCCGGCAAGTAGCGATCGTGCGGAAGGGCCCGGATGCGCGCCTCGTCCGCGTCGTCGGCAGTCCGGTCTCCGTGGCTGCCCTGCCCGCGCGTCCACGCCACCGCCGCCTCTCTCTGGTCAACGAAGCACTCGGCGCACACGCGATGCGTCTGCTCAGCGCCACAGTCGATGCACACCACGCTGCTCACGGCGTGGGCGGGACCTCGACCGGCGACGCGTCGCGGATCGCCGTCACGATGTCGGCCTTGCGGGCACCGGCAGGCAGCTCGACGCCGACCGTGCTGGCGATCTCCTTGAGCTCCGGCACATGCAGCACGTCGAGCTGATCCGTCGGCCCGCCGACCAGGACAGCGGCGCGCTCGGCAGCCTGCGTGTCCACGAGCTGCCAGCCCTTCTCGGACCACACGGCGTCGAATGCCGCCCGGCTGACGGGGGCAAGCGGGCCGCTGCCGTCGTGCTTCATGTACAGCGTCTCGGGCTCCGCTGCGACCGTCTCGACCTGCTGCTCCGTCATGCGTCTGCTCCTGTCACCGTGAGTGCGAACCGCTCCGAGTAGTTGACCACACCGTCCTGCCCGTCCACGCCGCCGTCCCCGTCCGACCGGCGGCCGATGACGACCATCCCGCCGACGACGAGCGGGTAGACGTAGACGCCCGCGACCTTGCCGAGCACCACCTCCCGCACCCTGTCCCCCAGCCAAATCGCCTGGTCGGCGCGGCGAGCCACGCACGTCACCTGCCAAACCCACTCCACATCGGCGTGGTCGTCGTCCAGGGGCGGTCCGGCGTACGTGGTGCCAGGCAGGTCGTACAGGACGGTGAACGGCGGCTCAGCGGGGACGGCAGGTGTGCCGACACGGGGGAAGCCGCCCCAGCCGCACGGCTTGCCCGTGCCAGCCTCTAGCGCGTCGCGGAGGGCCTTGCCCATCGGCAGGCGGGGGAGGGTCACGACGCACTAG